TGTNTCTGAACCACCACTTACTAACTTAACTCCTACACTTATTACACCACTTGTAATATTTGCTATTGTCATTCCTATAAGGGTAGTTTGAGTATTAGCACTCACAGTTGCTAAAGCACTACTATCTGTATTAGCGGCTAAAGCTGAGTTAAACGCTACATTCTTAAACGTATTTGCCATAATTATCCTTTAATATCAGTGTCATCCGAGAGCAATTGACATCGCCACGGCTGCGTTGTTTGCTATTACAGTGTTATCAGCTATATCAGTTAGCATTTCTGAACTAACTCTAATTTCTACAGCATCTCCTGAAGTATGCGCATTTGATGTAGCAACGCAAGTCAGGCTTGTAGATGCAGTAGCTGTTACTTTTATAACTTCACTATTTATAGTAACGTAAACCCAGTCAGCACTGGTTAACGAAGGAAATAGAGAATTACTTACTATGGGTAAAGCAGTAACCCCGGCAGCTATATTAGCTGTAAGAGCAGTTGCGCAACTATTACTAAATTTAACAGCCATAAAACACCTTTAATTATGATACAGTTATAGTCCAACTAATAGTTACAGTGTCATCAGTACCTTTATTAATGACAGCAAATACTGTTCTAGCTAGCATGTCCCCTGATCCTGAGGTTGCATGATTAAAAATACCTGCTTCTTGTATCGCATAAGCTCCGTGCGATGATGTCCAGGTAGCATCATATTGTACTGTAGCATTTGATACAGTTCCACCATCAGTAGTTAATGCTATCCTACTTGCAGTTATTTCAGCCGCTAAAGCTGTATTTCCCGCAGCAGCAGCAGTATTAGCCGTACCTAAAGCCATGTGTGACATTTCAACTTTTTGAGTGAACCCACCACCTACACTATCTTTAAATCTGCTAGCTACCCAGTTTTTACCTGCAGTAACTACAAGATTATCACACTGATGAACTATTTCATTATTAAGGGATATTTGTAGCGCCCCGGTTAGTTCTAAGTTATCTATAATCATATTTTTCCTAATTGAGTGTTATTTCGTTAAGTGTAGTTGACCCCAACATTCTTGATATTATTAATGATACACTTATTGTATCACTCATAGTGGCTATATTGCCTTTAACTCCATTTACACTTTTATTAATATCAGCAAAATCATCTAAGCTGAGCCCACTAGCAAGATACTTAGAAATAGTATTTGCAGTTCCATCAGAAATATTTGCGGTATCTGAAAATATTTTATTTGTAACTGCTGCAAGTACATCTGAAATAGTTGTTAAATCTACTCCGTCTGTTTTTGTTGGGGTAGTTGTTACTTGTTTAATAGTAACACTTCCTAAATTATTTAATAAAGACCCATTAAGTAAACTTGTATTTAGTAATTCAGAAGATTCTAAGTCCCTTGCCTGTACTTCGTCAAATCTATCTCTAAGAAATTGATTAGCAGTATTAAGTACATCAGTTAAAGGTATTGTATCACCAAAATAATCTTTAATAACATATTTAATTACAGAATCACTAAGGACTACTTCATCATTTAATACTTTTGTAACACTAGCAGCATAAATTTCTGTAAAATTAACACTATCAATTACTCTTTGGTTTTTGCTAGTCACATCTAACAAGATACTTAATGCTATATCTTGATATGTTACTGTTGGCGCTACCTTTTGATAATTAAGTTCTGCCTGAAGTTTTTCCCAAACAAGACTCCAATTTGCTTTCATTAGAACTGTTCTCTAACTTTAAATTTGAGCTTATCGTATACTGTTTGCACTTTACTACTTCCATCAGTTAGCTCGAGTTCTCCTTCGTATATTCCTGCAGGTATATCTAAAGAATCAGCTGGCCAGATCATAGAACAAGTACCTCCTGAACCACTAATTATAGCAAGAGACTCTGTGAATAACACAGTAGAGCTGTTTAATTCTTTAAATTTTAATCTAATGGTATATCCAGTTATATTAATAATTTTCCAAGTTGAAGAATCCTCTTCATCTAATATTGTCACTGGATCAGTAACAATTGCTGTTGCAGAGTCTCGCAGTGTAAAGTTTAGTTCGGGCTTAGTATCTCCTTGAACTAAGTTTATCGTTTCAAAGTAGGCCATAATTTATATTTTACCATTTAACTTTGTTAGCCCAATAAGCACCAGACATCTTACCCCTAGCTATATTTTTGGCATGTCTTGATTTAAAAGACTTTCTCTTTTGCTTTCATCTTAGCTGACTCACCATCTTTAGGCTTGCCTGCAGTTGAAGCTCCTTGTTCCCCAAACCTGATAGTTTTAACTTGACTGCCAACTTTTGCGACAACAACATGTGATTTTGTTTTATGGGATGGAGTGCGTTTAGGTTTATTATAAGCAGAAACTCCCACTCTAGCTAGTCTTAAATCTGGTTTAATGAAAGCCATAGGACTTTTAATTATAATACGGAGGATACTTTTTAATTATAATTTAGTAAATAAAATAAAATTTGTCAAGTCTTATTTTAAATAAATCCATTATCTACTAATTTATTATTATGTTCTGTCTCGTTATCCCCGCCTAATCCACTAGTAATAACTTGCCTGCAATTACTCTCATAACGCAAGTAGTAGCTATTGTTTTCTGCTTTAATATCTCCGCTAATAGCACTATACGCTTTATATGCAGCGTAATTTAACAAAGCTTCTGTGTACACATTACTTATATTTAAAGAATGAGTTACCTTAGTAATTACTTTAGGAGAAGCGGCATATACTAAAATAATTTGTGTGGTGCCTTTAGCAGTATCTGTACCTTTCACAGTCACTTTAAATGGTTCCGGTATAAGCAAAGATACAGCAGTATCTACATTATCTACAATTTTTCTATAAGTGTCTTTTATGGGAATCTCTACTTTGTCATTGTCGTTGTAGTATGCGTAAACAGGAGCTAAAAAATCATCGGGCAAGACATAGCTCTCATCATTCATAGGGCTATCTATCTCATACTGCTTTTGCAATAAATGAAATCTTTTATGTATAGCTAAGTTAGCTAAGTTTAAATAGTTAATAAATTTATTCCTATTCGTGTTTTGCAGAGTAGATGGGGCCGTACCATTAACTGCCAGATCTCCTACATCTTGAATAGCTAATTTGTAAGTTTCTCCGTTTACCAGGTAATTTATATAGTCAGATGCTTTCATTGCGTTCCTTTTTATACAAAATATGAATTGTCATTAACTTTAGTATCATCACTACCCCATAAAGATGTTCCAGGTATAGCTTGGATATCTTCATCATATTCTACACTTACTTCACTAGGTTTCCATGTGTTTAGCTCAGCCAGCATAGATATAGTATCTATTTGGTCATCGTGTTTGCTTTTAAAACCTTTGACAGTAGCTAATTGTAATTCTACTGTCATTTCTTTTAATTCGTCACTATCTTTTAATTCTTCTGGAAACCATATTTTTTTCATTTTGAATAATGGAACTACATTTTCCTGGAACCTACTCATCTTATCTTTAATAGGCCTTATTCCAATATTATTCCCATTTTTTCCTTTTGACAAGTTAAAATAAATATTTCTTGCTGTCATCTCATTTTGAATCCAACTAATAAATCCCCCCTGTTGGCCTGTAATCTCTATTCCTACTTCTAAAGGAGAGTACTCTTGAACTAATCTAAATAAATTATCTACAGTGGCATTCATAAGCATTTTTTTACAAACTCCGTCTACCCACAACCAATCTCCGTTATTATTATACGCCCACACATTGATTGCACTAAAATCTGCGTGTTCACGGTCACTTGTAGCAAAGTCAGTAGTGATGTAAAAATTATATGCTGATTTATTAGTAATTACACTGCTTCTGGCATACCAAATAATATCTGAATCTAAGATCAGTCTTTCTTCCTCTGACATAATCCTAAGCATTAGCTCCTGGTTAAATGTATCTACTTTGCCTGCTTTAACTGCGTTATCATATTCTAGTTTTACAAAATCATAACTAAACCTATCCTCCCAGCTACCTTTAAAATCTTCCCTGCTGCAGGGGAACTGCTCACATACTGGATACACGTTTACAACCCAAGCTCCACTTTCCACTGCTTTATACAAGGGGTCTTTAGCATTGAACGGGGTGCCGCTCCATATAGTTTTCTTTTTAGCCGGATGCAGCGCGTAGTTAACTGCTTTGTACACAGTGTCTTCTATATTAGCTATAACTGTGGGAGATCTAGCATCCGAGTCTCCTACCAAGTCATCCAGCACGGCCAGGGTAGGTCTTTGCCCTATTTCTTTAGCACCACGCACACCACTTAAAGCGCCATACCCTCTAACTACAAACGATTTGCCTGCAGCATTAGTAAATTCCCATCTAATATCAGTAAACTTAGTTTCAGGAACATACTGTTGTAAAAATTCACTATTTTCCCATCTAAACTCTATATTCTTTCTTAGGTTCTTTACTCCATTTTCTACACTGTCTGAGACATACATAGCAAATCCGACATCCCCAAATCCAGGGATACCACCGTAAGTAGCTATATACAAAAATAAATACTCTGAGAATATTGAAGTCTTTGAACTGCCCCTGTGTGCCATATTAGCAGTATTTTGTTTCTTACCAGCAATATTATCTAACATGTGATAATGCATTACTGGAGTTTTATGCTCTTCCCCTTTATCTCCATTAACTAATTTAAGGAAGCTAACAAACTCTAATGCAAACTCACTAGGCACATATAATGGATCTACAGAATAATCCACCTCATTTAAATAATCGTCTACTGTTTTATCCATGCATTATCCTATGCAGATTGCGGGGGTAACTCAATATACTCTGTTTCTACTTTATTAGCAATAATCTCACTATGGGCTATATCTTGAGCAGAACTAACCCCTTTTTTAATTAATTTCACCTGCTGCTGAGCTAAAGCTTTAGTAGTAGCCCTGAGATCTTCAATCATACCTGACTGCCCATACGATACATCTAACGCTATTTTTGTTGCTTCGGGAGCCTTTAAATTAATTAATAAACTTTCTGCTGCTTTTTGTCTAACCATTTCAGAATTAGCATTACGCATTAATTCAGCCTGGGTATTAATAGCTTCCTGGTAAACTCCTGCATTCAGTATATGCGTGGGAACTACAGCCCTTTCCAATATATTGACCACTAACGGGTTATTAGCATAATTATTAGCGAAACTAGCTATATAACTAGAACTATACCCTTTAGTCAGCATAGTTGCATACCTATCTACAAATACTTTCTTATACGCCATAGAATTAATGTCCCCCATCAACCTATGAGAAGCGAATTTAACGGCATTAACATACGCTGACAGCGAGTGCTTACCCTGCATCAACACACTAGTGTATGTTAAAGCATTATCTCTGAACACTCTCCTGAGTTCACTATCTGTTTCTGAGTTAACTAGCTCTAATACTTCGTCAGTCACATGCCGCCTAAACCGCTTATCAGGCAGCGTATTCACAAGCATCTCCTTAGTCAGCACATCTGTAGAATCTACGGCACTATCTACATCATCTATATTATCTAGTTTGTACACAGCTTCCTCCAAGTACTTATTGCTTTAGTTCTATCCTCCCTCCAACATTTGTAAGGNGACAACATAACAGTATTCTTACTAACCATANCAACAAATTCCCTGCTCCGCAACTCTAATATGTATTTTTGTAAAGTTCGCCGACACAATATATCCTTTAATCCCGCAACATCTACTAAGTTACTAGCCTGCACTCTACTAATCAACAACATCAACACAGCGCTACCCATTAAACTAATCCCTTCCTGTTTACCCAGATCTAAATGCATTCACGCACTCCTCAGCCCACTAATACTATCTTTTTCCCACATATACATAAGTTGCTCCTCATCCCTGATACTATCTATCTCCCTGCACTCAGGATTAACCATATACTCCCATCTACTGTATTTCCTAATTAACCCCATCCTTTTCAATTCTCTCACGGCCAAACAGAAATTACTAACATTAACTTTAATCAATTGACTNACTGTTTCTGGCGACCCCTTAACTAACATCCTATTATCTACAACCAAAAACAACCTAATAAATACTCCATACGCTTTAACATCGNCACANCCCTCAAACAATTTACTAACTACTTTATTCTTAATTANCATCACATTTTNCTATAACTGAAATCTTAAGTATGCCNATTTTTATTATTAATATTATTTACCACAATTACAAGATCAAAATTAAAAACTTTACTAACTTTTTTTGTTGTTATTACGGATGTAGTACTTATTACCTCAGAGTGGTGTAAAAGTTAATTCCCTCCCCCCCGGTTGGAATACTAACTATCTTTTATCAAAATAAAAAAGGACACAACAGCTTTGCTGTCAGGATACTTAGTACATTCAGTGCTAGGATCTTTCACTCTCATGGGAGAATACTATGGTTATAATTAAAGCAGTCAATGATATCGTATCTGGTATCAGTGCTATTGTATCTGACCTTATGTCAGGTACTCAAGACCTAAGCGGAGTCTACAAGGATTCTTGTAGATCTATCCGACTAGAGTCTAAGATGGCTAACGTCAAGGAGATGGATTCCCTTCTCAAGGCGGCAGGCATCAAAGCTGAGGACTTAGATAAGTACTTAGCTTAAACCACTAACGGAGGCAAGGTAACTTGTCTCCACCTCATTCCACCTTAAACAACAAACAACCAATGGACTATATACTAATACTAGTACTGCTATCAGCACTATCAATTGTAGCAACTATTGCACTACAACTAGCTTGTAATAAACTAGATTCAATCTTACTACGTAGAGAAATCAAATCCCTACATAAAGAATTCAACTTCACCAATAAATAAACTCGAGGTAGGCTAATCCCTACCTCATAAAACTTAAAACACACACATTCATTACGCTCCATACTTAATCATTCTGCACTTATGTTATTCATAATTAGAAGGTAAACCTTACGTTGTATGGATACTCCGGATAAAAGGAGTATCCTCTAAAAATACAACTCTAATTACAAATAATCAACGTGCTAAAAGAATAATCAAATATTCCACTCCATTCATAAGGACACACAACTAAGAACCTTAAAAAACACACTAAGATAGAGGGATATATAAGGGACTACCTAAGTATATAACACATAAAACTTATAGAGTAGTGGGTATATAGAGGATTAACCTATACTTATTTACATACATGGTGGGAGAGTAAATATATTATACTCTCTTCTTTATTTAATAGCAAGTCTTTTATTTTTATTTATTTATTATTTAAAAAGCCGGCTCTGCCGGCAGGATAGTTCTTATGTATGAGCTATTAGTAGTGTTACTGCATTAAGTGGTAATACTATTGCACAATATTGTGCTGTTAATCTCTAATTGGAGATATATATGAATACTAATAAAAGCGTTACCGCTTCCAATAATAACTTCAATAAATTCCATGTTGAAGTAGACGGTATCCACATGAATCTTAATATTCATGGCTATGTAGGATGTCAACATCCTAAGCAAGCGTTAAAGATTCTTAATGCTAGCTCCTTAGTCTTACGACCTGTTAGCGATAACAATGGACTCAGCATGTCCGTTCCTGTTTCGGTGACAAGCACTGAGGAAAATCCTGAGCAACGATTCAGGTCCATAGGCTTTGTAAATCCATCCTCTGAGGATGATTACATTGATGAGGATACTGACTTCAGCAAAGCTGAGGTTTACCTCAAGGATGATGTCAATCTTAGCGACCTCATCTAACTACATAGGATAGGTGCTTAGGCATCTATCCTAGTATTTTTTATTACTCACAGATAGAGTGCTTCTATCTACAACTATCAATCTACTCAGGAGAATATTATGAACCAGTTCATGCTAGAAAAAAGATCTAAGAAAAACAGTACGATGTTAGTAGAGAATACTGAAGTAGCTCAGCTAATAGAGAATGTTACTGTTTATTTAACTATGCGAAATATTCCTAAACCTAACCTGGTAGCCACTAAAGCTACTAAGATAAGTTTATCCAGTAAGGGTAGACTTATAGAACCAGGAGCNCTGATAGTGCCCTTAGGTGAGATAGTGACTAATTCTAAAGCTACAGGTATAGAAGTATTAGANAAGGGCATTCATATACTGGAGATACTAGGTGGTATGTTGTTTACTATTGAAGACAACATGCAAATGAAACCTATGTTTCTACTCAGCCACGGTGAGCAACGCATACTGGACAGACTTACCGCTGACCTACCTATGCTGGAGCTGCCTCTTGATTGGTCCGCTAACAAGGGGGGCTATTACCTAAATAGACAACCACCTCTGTTAGGTAAGGCTGCTAGGTTTATTCCTAAAGGGATAAGTTTATCCACTGATGTATTAAATAAACTGCAGACAATTCCGTGGACTACATCAGCTGTTAACTCCAAGCTGACAATGTTTAACCAGGCTAAGTTATACTTCGTGTGGAAATACGATAGTAGAGGTAGAGGTTATTCTACTGGTTGGCCTTTAAATATCCAGAGTAGTCAACGAGTTAAGGCTACATTATCTTTAGCCAATAAAGAGTTGGTAAACAATTATGATAATCTGTATATAGCTATAGCTAACCATGCAGGCAAGGATAAGCTTTCATGGGAAGATAGAGTAGAATGGTCCAGATCGTCTTTAAATACTATCATAGATGGAAAGATCAAGTGGGATGAACCCCATCTAGGCAGGAAAGCTGTTAAGGCTCTCCTAGACACCATAGACGATAAACCTACGGGATACTGGATGACTCTTGATGCAACCGCATCAGGTATTCAGATAATGGCTGCTCTAAGTGGATGCCCAGAAACAGCATCTGCTACTAATATGGTAGATCCTGCGGTGAGAAGAGATCTATACCAGGAAGTTACTACTGCAATAAATAGTTTATGCGCTATTCCTACTACAAGAAAAGTTGTAAAGAAAGTAGTTATGACTTTCTTCTATAATAGCGTAAAAACTCCAGAGAGGATGCTGACTAAAGATCAGCTGGCAGCATTCTATCAGGTAATACAGCAGCTATTTCCCGGAGCTTACAAGGTTATGGACATAGTTAATAATCTTTGGAATACTAANGGCTCTCACCATAGGTGGACGTTACCTGACGGGCACGTTGCTCATGTTCCTGTACTTGGTGCAGTTAAATATACTACTCCATACGGTAGTATTCATAGAACAGAGCTGGTAACTAGTCCTAACTATAGATCATTACTTCCTAATGTTATCCATTCTATTGATGGATACATTGCTAGAGAAATGATTAGAAGGTGTGACTTCGAAGTAATTCATATACATGATTGCTTTGGCAGTCACCCTAATAACATGGGTGTAATCGCTCAGCGTTATCGTGAGATACTAGCTGAGATAAGCGATTCTGCCTTACTTAATTCTATAGTTAAGGAGTTAAGTATGGGTAAGTCGTGGTTTCCTATATTCCCATCTCTTAAACATGAGATATTAAATAGCAATTATATGCTATCTTAACCATATAAATAGCTCCCTTTATTCAAGGGAGCTATTTTTTTTAATAACGTAGAGACTTAAGAACTAGGTATTTGTTTAACATAATACCTATAAACATACTGAGATAGTTTAATGCAATATTTTGTAATAAATGAATGCATGTACAAAGGCTGTGCCAATTGGCGAGTAAACAACACATGTATAAAAAATTCAATGGATATCAGCGCAGTAGTCAGGTTTGCAAAATTACTCCCAGATAGTAAATACTGCGAAGTAACCAACCAAATAAATAAATATAAACTTAATGAATTATTAGAAGGGTAACTATGCGAATAGCCGAACACACCAGATGGAACATGAAGAAGTCTATATTGTCTGATCTTTATGGTTTACATCTTGATAAACTAGGTAAAGAAAAAGAAGTTTTCTTAAGAAAGAATCTTGCTTTAGAGTATGCACCATACACGGAACACCTAGCTAAAATACCTGATCATTTCTTAAATTATGAATACAGATACGCAGTAAAAGTTGTTTATAAAAAAAATGATCCTATAAATAGTTACAACCAGACGTGGTCAGTAACGTTAAAAGATGAGGCATCGCCAATCTCTAGTAAAGAATACGTTGTGCACCCTAGTTTATATACTGAAGTGGCATCTATTATAGAAAGAGAGCAAGAAATAAAAAAAGAAAGAGGAGAGATGGACGCATTTATAGAAAATACGTTCGATATGACTACAGGCTCTAAACAAATAAGAAAAATGTGGCCAGAGAGTCTTCACAAGTATTTACCCACAGAGCCTGTCCTTATTAAGAGAGAGAGAAACTCTAAAGGTAAACTTGTCTTACCTACTATAACTGCGCCTGCGCAACTAAATACAAGATTAGTTAACAATTTATTAGAAAAATAATATGTTTGAAGTGAATACAAAGCAATTAAAAGAAGCTATGATCAGAGATTTTAAAGTAGGATTAGTTCCTATGGTAGCCTCTAGCCCAGGTATGGGTAAATCAGATGTAGTTAAAAATATTGCAGAAGAGTTTAAACTAAAATTAATTGATTTACGAGTAAGTCAGTGTGAGCCCGTAGATATGAAAGGGTTCCCTGACACAAAAGATGATCGTATGGCTTTCCTTCCACCTAAGTACTTTCCTTTAAGTACAGACCCTATTCCTGCTGGGTACTCTGGATGGTTGCTTTTCTTAGATGAGTTCAACTCAGCTTCCCGTGAAGTAGAAGGTGCTGCGTATAGACTTATCTTAGATAGAACTATAGAAGAACATTCTCTGCACCCTAAATGTGTCATTGCTGCGGCAGGAAACTTAGTCAGCGATAGAGCTATAGTAAATGTAGCTAGCACTGCTACTACTTCTAGGCTTAGTCACTACAGGTTAGTTGTAGATTGCAACATTTGGGTTGAATGGGCTAACTTACATAATATAGATCATAGAATAATTTCTTTTATTAAATTTAAACCATCTGTTCTGCATAAGTTTAATCCAGATACAGACGAACTAACATTCCCCTGCCCTAGAACATTTGAATTTGCTAGCAAAGTTATTTCCAATTCTGAAACTATAGACACTATAGATAAAATCAGATTAGCAGGTACTATTGGTGAAGGTACATCAATAGAATTTGTTACTTACTGTGAAATATACAAGTCATTACCTACTATAGAGCAAATACTTAATGACCCTAAAACTGGGTGGAAAGTTCCTACTGAAATAAGTGAGCAATATGCTATTACTACAATGCTATCTCACAATATAACCGAAACAAACGTAGATATTATTATGACTGCTATAGAGCGACTGCCTATAGAGTTCCAGGTAATAACTTTAAAGGATATATACGGCAGACAACCTGATCTAAAAGATCATTTACGTATTAAAAAATGGGTAAGCGTACACGCATCTGAGATGTTCTAATGCTAGATAAAAAATTATTAAAAGCTAAGATAGAGTTAATGACTAGATCAGTATTTCTATCTACTATCAATTTAAGCATCAAGCATGTAATAACTGATATGGTGGCTACAGCAGGTACTGACTGTAAACAAATAATGTATAACCCTGACTTTTGCAAAGACTTAACAATCCTTGAATTAACAGGGTTAATGGCGCATGAGTGTTGGCATGTAGCTTTCATGCACAAACTTAGACAAGGTGACCGTAACCATGTGCTTTGGAATAAAGCAGCAGATTATGTAATAAATAATATGTTGTTAGACAGTGGGTACACTTTACCTCCAGGAGGGCTAGCAGATAAAGCCTATACAGATATGTCTACAGAGCAAGTGTACGATAGTCTGTTAACTAATAATGAAAGCCAGGAAGAATACGAATTATTAGATTTATTAGACGCAGAAGGAAATGCAGAAGATGCTACACAGGAAATAAAAAATATATTAGTTAAAGCTGTCACGCAATCTAAAATTGCAGGTAAATCTGCAGCAGAAATACCTAATAGTATCTTGCGTGATATAGATGCATTAATTAATCCTAAGCTGCCTTGGCATACTTTACTTAACAAATTTATAAGTACCACAGTTAAAACTAACTACAGCTGGGCTAGAAGAAATAGACGGTATAAAGCAATATACCTACCTAGTTTACATAGTTACGGGTTATCGTCACTTACTTTTGCTATTGATACAAGTGGTTCCGTTACTTCAGAAGAACTACGCACTATGCTTTCAGAGATTAGAGGAATACAGAATACTTTCCATCCTAAGCACATGAAAATAATTGATTGTGATGCTGAAATACATAATGTATACGATATAAACTACACTACAGATATTTTATCTTTAGATTTTTCTGGAGGTGGTGGCACTAGTTTTGAACCAGTTATGGAATATGTTAAAAAGAACCCTACTCAAGCATTAATCTATTTTACAGATTTACACGCTAATGTGCCTATTGATCCCAAGATACCTGTACTCTGGATCTGCACTTCAGACGCTAAACAAATGCCTTTTGGTAAAACTGTATACTTTAATTAAATATCAATTATTAGCATGAAACATAACATATGAGTAATAATATAGCTTTACTAATTAAGAACAGTGATAAATTCTCTTTTGAACTTCATGAGCATTACTTAAACGTATTAGGCAAGAAAACTCTAGTATACAACCTACTATATAACAAGCTGTCTACAGTCACAGCTAAAACCGCAAAAGCTTACTTAGACATACTCATAACTAAAATTCCTTCTCACATAGATAAGTTAATTATTGCAGATAGTAATTATTTTAAATTCATAACTAAAATACAAAAAATATCTAGCAAGTATGGAGCACTAGTCCCTGGTAAATATGACGGGTATACACGATTTACATGTGTATATGTTCCCCATTTTAAAAGTTTATTTAAATCCCCTGAGAATAAAAGTCTTATTGACGCTGGCCTAAACGCAGCTGTGCGCAATCAAACCGATATCATTCACGCTAGTACCTATGCTCTTACTTATAGTTCAGATAGAGAGTTACTAGACTCTCTCTACACGCATGACACACTAGCCGTAGATATAGAAACTACTGGCTTGTCCTTAAATAGTTCGATAATATCTATATCTTTTGCATGGAATGAAAATGAAGGCAGTGCTATTTACTTTCCTACTAATGGTATTCATTACACTAAAAAATTCTTTGAAACGTACACGGGTAACCTAGTATTTCATAACAGTTTATTTGACGTAAAGCTACTAGTTAGGGAATGGTGGATGGAACACCCCACCGATTACTTAGGTATGCTAAAAGGTCTAAGTTACTTTAAAAATGTACATGATACTATGCTACTAGCTTATTTACAAAAAAATGCTACCACGCCGATATCACTTAAGTTAAAAGACATAGCCATAGCTCATACAGGTAATTACACAATAGATGTGAATAATATTACTGATTGTGATAGAGAAGATATTCTTAAATATAATCTAATAGACACCCTGGCTACTTACTATTTATGGAAAAAGTACAAATTACAAACTCTCTCTGAGCCGTACACAGCAATATTCCAACCTAGTATATACCCTATCATCAAAATGATGCTTATAGGGCTTCCTCTGGACAATGAGCGAGTTTCTGAAGTATATAACTTATTAAAAGAAGAAGAAGCTAGACTTAAAGTAACTATTCAAAACACTACTATAATTCAAGAATTTAATGAGCAGTTACAGTATGAGACGTGTACTAAACGGAACTCAGAGTTAAAAAAACTGAAAAAAACTGTAGATGACTTTGCTCATGTAAAGTTCAATCCATTCAGTAATACTCAACTAAGTACTTTACTTTATGTAAGATTAAAGTTTCCTGTACTAGACAGAACTAAAAAAGGATTTCCTAAGACAGACGCAGAAACACTTAAGTTACTTAAAGTACATATACTAGATAGTAATGTATTGGAGCTACTAGATAACATCAGTAACCTGATTGACGTAAACAAAATAAATAATACGTTTATAAAAGCGTTCATGAAAGAAAAAGATTTTCTGCATGGGAATCTTAGATTGGGCGGTACCCAATCAGGTAGATTATCAAGTAATTCTCCTAATTTAACTAATCTACCAAGTAAAGGTAGAATGGGTAAGCTAGTTAAAAGCTGCTTTAAAGCAAAACCTGGCTGGTTATTTGCGGGAGCTGATTTTACTGCCCTTGAGGAGAAGATAGGAACAATACTCTCTAAAGATCCAGAAAGAAAAAAAATATACACTCAAGGATATGACGGGCATTCAGTCAGAGCGTATGCTTACTTCCCAGAAGACATGCCTAAAATAACAACTGCTTTAGCTAAAACTACTACATTATCAGATAGAGTTAATATTATTAATAGTATAGCAAAACTATATCCTGAGTTAAGAACTAAATCTAAGGCGCCTACGTTTGCTTTACAGTACTTGGGTACAGCGTACACTTTGCATAAAAGAACAGGATTTCCTATGAAACAAGCTATACAGATAGAGAAAGCGTTTCATTCGTTATATGCAGAATCTGATAAATTTAATAATAAAAATAAAATATTCATGGAAAAGCATGGATACGTTAATTGTGCATTCGGTTTGCAACTTAGAACACCAATAGTAGCACAGTGTGTGTTAGACAATTCAAAAACTCCGTATGAAGCTCAAGCAGAAGTAAGGAGTGCAAACAATGCAATTACTCAGTCATGGGGCATGCTATTGAATAGAGCTATCATAGCCACTAATACTCGCATAGAAGAAGCAGGGTATGGTGAGCACATACTTCCTATTAACATGATCCATGATGCAGCATACTTTATGCTTAAAGATGAACCTAAATACATTAAGTTTCTAAATGATGTATTAATCGAAGAGATGGAATGGCAAGAACATCTAACTATTGCATCTAACGATATACACATTACTGCTGAAATGGAAATAGGTAAATCATGGGCTGATTTAAAACCATTGCAAAATAACGCAACATTAGTAGAAATTCAGAACATAACTTAAGGAGAATATATGAGCATAGTTAAAAAACAATACTCTGAGCATATCGAACGCATAGAAGATGCAGTTGATCGTGTTGTTAAAAACATGGATGTGAAAGATCTTGTTAAATACACAGCTTCCTCATTGAAAGACTACTATGTAAATGTAGCAAGCAGTAAGGAAGTTGACCAATTATTATACACTAATAGACCATTTTAATTTTAAAAAGGATATAACATGTTAATTAAAAATATAGTAAATGACTTAGCTTCATCAGTAGCTGACCTAGTATCAGTACCAGATCATACCTTAGCCTGTATACTCAGGAAAAGAGGGTGGATTGCATTCCAACTAGATGAAGAATATAGAAAATGTAATACAAATAGCTGTTTAATGCAATCATACAAAAAGCAGTGTAAAAAATTAGAAGATCCTTTTCGATCTTCTTCAATCACTGAAATTACGTTATAAACAACAGCGCTCTCTGCTAGAAGAAAGCTAAGTTACTTATGGAAGAGTTTCTTTTATCTGAGGCCTATTCTAGTAGAGAGCTTTTACTATCTAAAAACATATGAAAAATAAAAAAACAAAAGATAAACTAAAAGAATCTGTAATATACATATTAAATTATTGTGAGAAGCACGGAGTATTTGCATACAACGACTATATGAAAAGAAGTTTTTACCATTCATTAATCCAAGTTAAGGAATTTCACGAGAAGCAACATGACTTTAAAAAATGATGCAGAAATAGAAAATGAACTTAACCCTGATACATGGGCAGGCTATGAATTACCAGAAAATTATAAATTACAATTACCGTGGTTTAATGAAATTCTCTGGGATTCAAAGATACATGAACATGCAGGAATAAAATTTAGAATAATGCGAATGTCCTGGGGAACATGGAATGGATATGTATTTTTACCCAAAGGACACGTTTTTCATGGTAAAAACATGAATGATAAAGCAATAGAAGACCTAAAAGTACACGGAGGTGTAACTTACACTGCTGCAGGTGGTGGTATTTGCTCAAATGATAATGATTGGATACTAGGCTTTGATACTAATCATATATATGACTTTTCACCAGATAACAGAATCAGAAACTTTAATATATTCTTGGACGGATGTAAAAATTATAAAACGCATGCATATGTTGTTCAAGAAACAAAAAACTTAATTGATAGTATTTTATTTACAATGAACAATTATATTTAAAGGATGCTTATGCAAAGAAAAAATTGTGCCGAATGTGACAAACCAATNATTAATATCAAAGGTGAAGCTCCNCGAACTCAATACTGTTCACCTGAATGTGCTAAATCTGCAATAAAAAAGTACCAAGCGGCTTATCGTAAGATGTACGCCACATTATAAACCTAAACCTACATTAGAAAAATTAAACTAAATATGAGCATTACATTATCTCAGCATCAGCTTGACATAGTAAGTCAGACTGTAGACGCACTAAATTTAGATAGTTACACCCATACGTTAGCTGTGCTAACAGGTGTAGCAGGATCAGGTAAAACTTCCTGTATAGCGTCTATTATGGACATAATTGCTGATAAGCATGGAAGCGCTAGAAAAGTATATCTAGCAGCTACTACACATACTGCTGCGGCCATACTTAAATCTACTTTACCTTCCCAACATGCTAAATCATGTCTTACTGCTCATAAACTATTTGGAGTGAAACCATCGTTTAATTTAGTTAATGGCCAAGAAAAGTTAATTACGGCTAACCAACCATTACTTTCTTCAAATGGAGTAGTCATTATTGACGAGTCCTCTATGATTAATGATGGATTCCTATATGCTATCTCAAACATAGTGACTAAATACACTTTAAAAGTATTATTCGTAGGAGACTACTTTCAATTACCCCCTGTAAAAGGCCAATGCAGCATATTTGACACTACATTGCCTACTTTCCATTTAACTACAGTACACCGCCAGTTAGCAGGAAATCCCATAGTAAAAAAAGCATTAGACTATGTAGACTTTATTTCAGGGAAAACTACTGTAGAACCAAGTATAAATACATTGCTAGATAGTAATGGAAAAGGTATCCATGTATTGACTCACCAGAAGTTTATTGAAAAATTTGTAGATAAATACATAAATTTTAAAGCTGGAGACAAAGTACCTGTACCTATGTGTACATACACTAATGCTGCGGCTATAAACTATAACAATATGATTCGCAAAGCTACATATTTGTTATCGGGGACAACGCAAGATTACTATGAAAATGAAGAGTTTATCAGTAATACATCTGTTATTAATGAACAAGGCAAAGTCATACTAGACAACAACGAAAAAATAAATATAATAAGTTACCATCCATATGAATATGAAGGTATGCAGGGGAATAAGTTACTAGTAAAACGGAGTAATGCTCCTGATTTTGTAGAAATATTTACACCAAATAATCTGAGCATACTTAATACAGTGTTGAAAGAATTAAAAGCAACTGCAGTAAAAAACAAATCATGGACAACTTATTACAGAGTAAAAAACTACGTTGCTGATATTAGATTACCTTTTGCAGGTACTATACATAAAGCTCAAGGAGCTACTTTTGATGAAATATTCATTGACTATTCTAACATATTAAAATGCAAACAAATCACTATTAGAAATAGGTTAATGTATGTCGCTTTGACTAGAGCTAAAACGAATGTGTACATCTCTCAATAACATATATTTACAAAAAATTGTATTGTAAATTAGTGGATTTCGTTTAAAATATATACTTCATATCTTGCAAATAACCCTCTCCCCTCAAAAGTAATCTATGTATAAATTCACAAATAAAAATCAACTCAGTTTACCGTTAGCAGTATTTTTAGTTAACGACACTTATGATCATGATAGCAGAGATACAGCTATAAGCACTACTGCTCTGCTGCGCAGTATTCGGTCTATCATACTAGGTATGCAGCACGATACCCTAGAGAAAGAAGTAGATATTATAGATCTCGCTGCAAGTAAATTAGGTACTGCTTTTCACGATGCTTGTGAGAATGCCTGGAAAAATCCTGAAGCATTAAAAATAGCACTTACTGCTATTGGCAAAGAAGATTGGCAAAACCGTATTAAAATTAATTCTACAGTTTTATCTGAAGAGGATATACCTGTTTACATAGAGCAGCGCCACGAAAAGAAATTAGGTGAATATACAATAACTGGCAAGTATGATGTTGTTGTAAATGGTAGATTGTCAGATTACAAGTCTACAAGCGTGTACAGTGTAATATTTGGATCTAACGATCAAAAATACATCTTACAAGGTTCAATATATAGATGGCTATCTCCTAATATCATTACTGATGATTATATGGATATTGAATTTATATTTACTGATTGGAGTAAAGCTAAAGCGCTACAACAAAGAGATTACCCACAAAATAGAGTAATGACTAAGACATATCCACTTATGTCCTTAGAAGCCACTGAACAGTGGTTAACTACTAAATTAAAAGCAATACAGACATACCTTAACGCTGATCAAGAAACTCTCCCTGAGTGNACTGATGAAGAATTATGGGCTACAGCTACTGTATTTAAGTATTACAAAAACCCCAGCAAACTAGATAGATCAACTAAAAACTTTGATACCCTAGGTGCCGCTAATGCAAGGCTAACAAGTGAAGGCAGTGTAGGCATAGTTAATGAAGTCAGAGGACAAGTAAAAGCATGTACTTACTGTAATGCCTTAAATGTTTGTAACCAAGCAAAACAACTTATCATGCAGGGAAGATTGTTAGTATAATCTACAACATCAAATAAATGACCTAATGAAAAAATACCATCCATTATCTGAAAAAATAGTAGACATACTCAGTAAAAAAATAAATACAGATACTAGACACTCTTTCAGAGTCCTAACAGCGTATTACCTGAGTAAAGTAGCATCTATGATGAGGTGTAACATCCAAACTCAAGATAGAGGGGTAATCCCAGTTAACACTTATGTGCTTAATCTAATGATTTCTGGCGCAGGTAAAGGTTATTCTACTACATTTTTTGATAGAGAATTTATGGAGTATTTTAAATCCAAATTCTTAAAAAATATATTTCATCAAAAAGCTGAAGAGAATATTTACACTTTGGCCGTAGAAAGAGCGAATACTCTAGTAAATAACGGTAATAGCGTTATTAGCTTAGCGGAAGAAACAGATATACAAGTAGATAAATTTACTCAGCAATTTAACCGATTAGGTGAATTAGCATTTAGTTTTGACAGCGCTACTGTGCCTGCTGTTAAACAAATGAGAGAAAAACTACTATTAGCTTCTGCTGGATCGATGAACTTAGAATTAGATGAAATTGGGTCTAATCTATCTGCATCTACAGATGTTCTTACCACTTTCTTAGAATTATATGATATAGGTCTAGTTAAACAGAAACTGATTAAAAACACTTCTGAGAACATTCGTTCCCAGGAATTACCTGGAATCACTCCAACTAATTTATTAATGTTTGGCACCCCTTCTAAGTTATTAGACGGTGATAGTGTAGAAGAGCATTTTAAAGAGTTTTTAGAGACAGGGTACGCCAGAAGATTACTATTTAGCTTTGTAACTGAAGTAGGCAGGAAAAAACATTTAACTGCTAAAGACAGGTATCTACAAATGATAGATACATCCCTAAATAACAGCATCAAAGACGTGCAGTCTTTATTCAGCGCATACGCAGACAGCCCATTTAATCCTGTTATTACTATGTCTGAGAATAATTCTATTTACTTAATAGACTACCAAATGAAGTGTGAGCACCTGGCAGATAAAATGCATGAGCATTTACCTGTGCATAAAGTAGAAATGGTACATAGGTACTATAAGACATTAAAACTAGCTGGAGCATACGCATTTGCTGATCTTTCTCATGAGATTACTTCTGATCACATAGACTACGCTATAAACGTAGTAGAAGACTCAGGTAAAGCATTTACTTCTATTATGAAAAAACAGGGTGCGTATAAAAGATTAGCGCATTACTTAGCAACTACAGAAAAGAAAGTAACACAACACGAATTAATACAAGAACTGCCTTTTTATAANGGTTCAGAGNTGCAGCGTAAGACTATGATGACGCTAGCTAGTTCGTATGGATATAAAAACAACATTATCATCCGTAAGTACACCCACGACGATATAGAGTTTTTCTCAGGTGAAACATTAGAAATCTCTAATATAGATGAATTGCGTGTAAGCACAAGTACAGATAAAACATATAAATTTACTGCCAATTCAGTTAAATTTACTAATCTGCACAACATAACAACATCTACTGGTTACCACTATGCGGCCCACAACTTTTTAAACGAGCACAGAAAAACAGAAAATACTATTCCAGGATTTGATTTATTAATTTGTGATTGTGATGGAGATATATCTATTAGTGCTGTTACTTTACTTTTGGAAAAATATACATTTCTACTATCTACTACAAAAAGAAACACTGAAGAAGTTAATCGGTTTAGATTGATATTCCCGATGTCGCATAGACTAAAATTATCAACTACTGATTATGCTAAATACATGACAAATGTCTACAAGTGGTTACCATTTCCTGTAGACACAGCTACTAAAGATGCTGCAAGAAAATGGGAATCTTACCCTGGTCAATACATGTATAACCAAGGAGAGTTAATTGATGCAACTTTATTTATACCTGAAACTAAAAAATCTAATGATATAAATAATAGTTCCTTGTCAGCCAAAGGAGTAAGTAACCTTGAAAAATGGTTCTTAACATACACTATCGAAGGTAACCGGGCTAATCATTTATACCGATACGGTATGATCATGATAGACGCAGGGTATGCTTTAGATGTAATTAAATCTAGTATAACTTCAATGAATCAGTCATTAGAGTCCCCACTAGATTTTCAACAAATACAGAATAGTATTTTGTACTCATTAAATAAAAAATACCAAGAAAGAGGTAATAATGCAAAATGATCATTTAATATTAATATCAGGCAAAAGCAAAACAGGTAAATCTTCTAGTTTAGAAAGTTTAAAAGACGACACTGGAGTTATCTACCTTAACTGCGAGAANGGCAAAAAATTACCATTTAAACATTCATTNTCTTCCCAGTACTACATAGTCGTTACTGANCCTTTACAAGTATATCAAGCAATAGAACAAGCAGAAGCAAGGGAAGATGTGCACACTATTGTTATAGATACCCTTACCTACTTAATGGACATGTACGAAAGTATGTATGTTCTTACTTCATCTAATACCATGAAAGCTTGGGGTGATTACGCCCAATTCATGAAAGTACTAATGTCTCGGTATGTAGCTTCATCTACTAAAAACATAATATTCTTAGCGCATACGTCTGACATACTAAACGAAGCTGAAATGATCAATGAAACCTTTGTGAAAGTAAAGGGATCGTTAATGAACCAAGGAGTAGAAAGTTTCTTTACTAATGTCATATCCACTAAAAAATTAGCTTTATCCGCCTTATCTGACGATCTAGCTAAGTCGGCTATGTTTACTGTTACTGAAGATGAAGAATATTTAGGTTTTAAACATGTCTATCAAACCAGGGTAACTAAAAGTACTGTAAACGAACGAATTAGCAGTCCTAAAGATATGTGGGTAATGAATGAGACTTATATAGATAACAATATAAAACATGTTATAGATAGACTACACGAGTATTACGGATAACAAATATGACACCAGTTAATAAATTTTACAGGAATCAGCTAATTGCTAGAATAGTTAAAAAAATAGAGAAAGCATTTGATAAAGAAGTTGATGATCTCTGTGACCAATATGGTGGCTCTGCTGATTACGGTGAAGTGTGCCGTATCTGGAGGTTTAAAGAAATTGCTATACAAACTGTAGACACATTTAAAAAAGAGGAAGAGAAAAAATGCCTGGAAAAAGAAAAAACTGCATAGCATGCAATAATAAACTAACAGGTAGGAAACTTACCTACTGTTCAAATACTTGTTACAGGACTAGATTAAGTGAAATAGCTCATGCTAAAATACATGAGAGAAGAAAGAAAATAGAAAATAACAATTGTGAAATTTGCTCTAAAATTTATAAGCCGCTCCGATCCGTTCAAACATGCTGCTCCGAAGAATGCAGAGAAATTAAAAAAACTCTTTATTTAACAAGTAGACGTAAAAAAATAAAACAAATAAATTGCAACATATGCAACAAGGTATTTAAACCACGTAATTATTTGCATCTCAATTGCAGTCTTGAGTGTAGAAAAATAGATTATAGACAAAAAGAACGAAACACTACCCGGATTAGACCAAGCAGACGGGCAAAACCTGTTAGTAAACATGAACTTACGAGCTCCCAGCTAAAAAACTATGTATTCGACAAAGTAGCACTCCGTCACGAGCTCAAAGAAGCAACAATACAGTATTTAAAAAAAAATAAAATAACTAAACTTCCAGATAGTCCCGCATCCAAAGTACCATCAGTAGGAATGACATCACTTAAAATATTTGGTGATGAAAGAGAATTTTACGAAGAAGCAGCGCTTGGACGCCTGGATACAGATCTATTAGAAATGGACACTGCATGAACCAACCTCCAATTTGTGATTTTAAAAATTGTAATAAACTTGTCAATGATAAAAGAAACATTATGATAGGCAGAATGAATCCTTGGAATAGATATATAAAGTTTCAAAGTTGTGATACTTGTATGGATCGTTTTGTGCACAGACTAAATAGTGAACTTAAACAGCTGTAGATTTACAGGCACTCTTAGTGGGTAGACTCGGGCTATATGCAAAGACGTACCACAGAGTAGATAGAGTGCCTGTTTTTTATAACCTTCTAATTAACTTACTATTATGAAGGATCTAAATTTTAGGCGAAAAAACAAAACACTTACAAAAGCTGAAATGAGGGAACTAATTAAAGTTGAAAAGAAGATATTCTTTGAAAATGGAGGAGTAATCGAAGTACTAAAAGAACATATAGGGCCCGAAACTCCCTCATGTTTCACAAAAGAATGGGATGAAACTGCAATACTAGGAATACCTTCTGAAATTGATGATATATACAAACAAGTTGCTGAAGACTCATTTAATTTTTTGAATGAAAAATATGCTGAAAAAACAGACGACTACTAACAACAACCTACATGTAAAGGATATATGAATTTTCCCCTAGATATACCACCATGCCCTAAATGCCACGGAGAAGGCTACACTATTCGTGTAATAGCTCACCCTAAAAAAATGTTTCAACATAAATCTGAAATATGTGAGTGCATCGATAAAAACTTACCTATACCTGAAATAAAAGACGGTAAACTTAACTTCTTTTTAAACTAGCCATGCAAAAATATTGTTCAATTTGCTCTAATATAATTGTCAACTTGAGCACAACACAGCAAAAAAGAACAAGATATTGCTCAGAAGAGTGCGGCTTCATAGCAAATGCAAAACACCAGCAGTATTACCGCAATGTCCACAATAAAACTCAAATAACTAGGAAGAAAGATGGAACACCTATTTAACAGTTACGATGTTATCCGTGCAGTTAAAGCAGCGCAAATACGTCGTAATAAAGCAGCAGCAGCTAAGCGTAGACGTGAGCAAGCACGGGATTTATTCGTTCGTTACTTTAGTAAAATACCTCCACAATTTAACCTGTAAAATCTTTATGTTGCGGTTTAATTCTTTTGATATGTCTGGTCACGATCAGATAGATTTACTATTAGAATATTTAGGTCAACCTGCAGTAACCCAAGATGATGTATGGATAGTAGCTAGAGTTCACCCAGATATTCCTGTATTTGAGAATATACTCTGGGAACTGACTTTAGATATTTTAAAGCGAGCTATCTTACATGCTAACCCCTGGCTGCAACATGATGATGTGCAAACAAATATAAATTGTGCTGATACTAATATAAAGATACTAGGAGATACTGTTCATGATGTCGCTTCTTATAATGCTATTTTAAATAAACATAAATAGTATGCTAAGTGTGCCCTTTTTGCACTCGTAGTGTTAAACACTACTAACTAATCAAATCTAAGTACCTTGTCTAAACTGCTAGTGTCCTCCTATCCTGGTACAATCCAGGTAAAGTTAGCTAGTGAGTAATCTTAGAAAGAAGTCATTAGTTCTGCATAAGTTTATTCATGTATTATGCTCTGCAATTTAAGCAGAATAACTAAGATGGCAAGGTACTTTCCTTATACTCCCCCACAAAAATTTAAAGCAATAAATAACTTATGGTAAATAAATTACCTTGTGCATACTGTGGAGAACTCCTACACGAAGATTATGTGGTTGAGTTCGGTATGTTTTTTTGCGCACATACTCACGCTGATGAGTATAGAACTAGTAAACCCTTATTTAGAAAGGAACCAATAAGCTTAATTAATACTAATAATACTAACAATAATAACTAATAATAATTCAATTCAAAAGGAACAAAATGTCCGATTGGGATTTACCAAAAAATGTTGAAAAAGTATCTACAGAATCCGTAGGAGGATACCTATGGGAATCTGGAGTATACAAAGCCACCGTAAAAATGGCATATCTAGATCAAGCAAAATCTGGTGCAATTAGTGTAAATGTAGTACTTGAAAATTCAGATGGAAAAGAATTAAAAGAAGCATTCTACATTAAATCAGGTAATGCAAAAGGTAATAAAACTTACTACGAAAAAGCTGGTAAGTCATATCCTTTACCTGGATACTCTACAGCAAACTCTTTATGTGTAGCTGCAGCAGATAGTCATTTATCCGCTTGCTTAGACAGTACAGAGAAGAAGATGGTTTTAATTTACGACTACGACGAGCGTAAAGAAATACCTAAAGAACGCCCAGTAATTATACCTTTACTTAATAGTGCTATTACTGTGGCTGTTCATCAAATAATTCAGAATAAAAATGTTAAAAATGATGCAGGAGAATATGTACCATCAGGCGAAACTAGATCTATCAATGAATGTAAGTTCTTTGGTAATGCCGAAGGTAAATCTGCTGAAGAAATGCATAATAATTCTGATGCACTAGTCTTTGATAAATGGGCTAAGAAAAATGTAGGAATTGTCATTGACAAATCCTCTAAGTCTTTGGTTAAAAATACTCCTAGCACATCAGCTAGTATCTTTAATCAATCTGATGATTCTGCCCCTTTTAACCAGTAAACTTACTCTAAATGAGAATCTGCGGCATAGATCCAGGCAGCAATGGAGCTATATGTGTATTAGATCGAACTGACTCTACATATATAGCTTTTTGCGACTTGAATAAATCAACCACGTATGATATAGCTATTTGGTTATTTAACCAAACAGTTACATATATATGGATTGAAGATGTTCATTCCCTGTATGGTATGTCCGCAAAATCAAATTTTATATTTGGAAAAAATTTAGGTATGGTTACTACTGTTTCTGAAATTATCAGTAAAGGAGACAGCTCAAAGATACGTACAGTAACTCCAAAAATTTGGCAAAAACATATTGGAGTAACCAGTAAAGGAAAACATATTAAAAAAAATGTAGCTGACATAGCTAAAAAATTATACCCTAATGTAAATATATATGGGAAACGAGGAGGGTTACTAGATGGCAGGTCAGATGCTTGTATGGTAGCTTATTATGGCCTCACACACTAACAAATTAACAATAATTAAATATGAAACTTGTAATAAATGTTGATATAGAACAAATTGTCAAAGAAGAAGTTAGAGCGTATGTTAGAGATAACATAGAAATTACTACTGCAGCTGTCAATGTAACACCTGTAAATAATGTACCACAGCCTACTCCTGACAATGAACAGCAGTTTGAGTACGAATATAGCCCTATCTCAGGAAAACGACGATCTAAGTGCGAAATCGTAATGCATAAAGAAGAAATTCGATTAAATAGAATTTTACTGGATTATGAAAAAGCAACAATACAAACAGGATATAATACATTACCTGATAATGCTACTTACTACATCGGGGCAGACGGCCAAGAATATATGGACGGTAAACTATGTAAACCTCATGAGAATGAAGAATTAGTTGAAATAAAAGCTGAACCTATAGAATTACAAGATGCTGACTCTGATTTAGATGCAAGTGAGGAAGAAGTACTAGCAGAAGAAGAAGAAAAACCTGATCCAGAACCTAATGAAGGAGTACCCAAGACAGAACCGCTTACTGATCTTAACTCATTATTCAATTAAAACTATGGCTGTATGGAGAAAAATAAATAGCACCTTGCGTGTGTTACTTATCACTATAGTAGTACTAACAGTTTTAGGAATTGTACTAGTACTAGTAGCTTATTCCTTACCTGTAATTATTAGCATAGCTGTAATAGGATTAACTATATTTGTAGTTATGCTACTGACGTACGAAGAAGATCCAGATGGAGACAATTAAAGTAGATATACTATTATTTTTCAGAATCTTTTACTTTTTTATCTAACTGTTTTAGCTTTGTTGTTGCAACATCTACTGTAAAATCCACTATTACTGGTAGTAAATCCCTAAAACTTAGGGCTATTAAAAATATAACTAAATATTCAAATTCCTTATATGATTCTAAATATGAAATTTGAAATATATAGTAAACAAATAACATTCCGCTTCCCATATATACTATATTCCTGAAAAAATCTGCTATTACACTTTTACTGTTCCTGAATAATACTAGTACTGAGTAAAAAAATATGAATATGATCATTAAAATCGTATTCTGATGTTCTGTGAAAATTTCTATCATTTATATTCCTATAAAGATGGGTTTCCTTTTTTTTGCATTAACTCTTTTATTTGAACACGCCCTTCACATTTATTATTAAATGCCTTTTTATAAGCATCACTGCATTGATTTTTTAATAATAAGCTAAAACTAGCCTCGTAATTATCATTCGTGTCATCCATTTCATGATCAATAATTTCTGCAATCTCCATCATACGTGCTGTCACCACAGATTCTACACTATCCTCAAAACTGGTTATCATGTAACCTAACCATAACACAGCAAACACTAATACCCATATTGCTTTAGTTAATTTTACAGCTAATACTGGTTCTATGTGTGAATTTTCATTTGTTTCTGCCATTGGTTCCTCTTATTTAATTTTCTTATATTTTCATAGCGTAATTAATTAGACAACGTATTAGAAAGTATTTCAAGACCTGTAAGCTCTGTAGCTTTATCAAAAATATTTGCTTGATTAAACAAACTAGGAATTGGATTAGTTAATATATTAGCTGCCATACCGTCTATTCCTAAGATTGATTCACCAGCAATACTTAATGTAGCAAGTTGTGGAGAGTATTTAATTAGGGCCTTAGCTGCTCTCACATTACGCATAGCATACGCAGCAAATATTGTTATTCCAGTAGAATCTAATGCATGTAATGCAGGAGTTAAGTTTTCATCAAATAATACGAATGCTTCTATAGCTTCCATTACAGCAATATTTTGTGGTTGCTTTTTTACATTAACAGCGTATTCAATCATTACATACCTAGCTAGAAAATCTGACAGCTGCACTACATGCTGTAATCCTTTGTACACTGCACTTGATTTTGCTAGTATTAATGTTTTACTAGTTTCTTGTACAGATGTAGGCATTTTTCCTATAAGTTTACCTACACCAGTATCTTTTAGTTGTTTTTGGAGTCTATTTAAATACCCATCTGTAGCTGCAGTATTCACATCCTCAACAATAATTGAATTTAATCCAAGCTTACTGTATGTATGCATTTTATTAGCCACAACTGCTTTAACTAATCTAACATACTGTTTAGCTTCGGTGCTAGTCGGTGGTAATTTATTTGCGTCTATCTTGACTTTTAAAAAATTTGCTTCAGTAAGATCTTTAGTATACCTACGATACTCTGTGTAACCTTCTATATACTTTTTAGCTGTGTAAGGAAAAGGTATTTTACGAATAGTTAGGTTAACTGTATTAGATAGTATATTTCTAGCTACAACTGCAGGGGTAGCTATAACTATCCTATCCTTTGCATAAGACACAATTTGTCTAGTCATATACTCAGCCAATCTAGCATGTTTTAATACAGTAGGACTTCTTTTAACCCATTTTAAATTAGTTATAGTTGGAGCAGAATATCCAAATACCTGATCTATCTGATCCGCATTAATCATAAATGATGGTTTGCCTTCTACATTAATAACATACTTCTCCATGTACTCCCGTATTTCCCTGGGAAGCCGTAAGTACTGCTCATGAAATGGAGAATCTTCATCTAGTATATTTATAAATGGTAGATTAGGATTATTAGGCATTATATTATCTTGCTCCCAAACTAATGAATCAACTACTGCTTTATCTACAGTAATCGTATTCACCCTACCTACTAGAGTAGATTGCATATTAGCAAATACATTTTGAAATTCCAGGTCAGGACGTAATAACTTCTTTTTCGTAGCATGATTCATCATGACTCTAAAATCTACAATACCCCTTTGATCATTTTTTAATGGACGGAGATTAGTTTTTTTATAAGAAACAGAAGATCCACTCTTTGCTGCATCAGCTTTTTTTACTCTATGTATTGTCCTGGCAATTTTAGGATAATTTATACCTCCATTCTTTCTAATATAATCAGGATGATTTTTAAGTATTTCCCTTAGCGAAGTACCCATGTGCCGTATACCTGCCATAGAAAATATCCCTGAAACATAAGGATTTTCTGGTATATTATGTCCCACAAATAACACATTATCACTTTCACTTATACCATTTAAATCACCTAATGGGTACATCTCGGTATACCCTTCTTTCCTCCTAGCTTCTGCTTCACTTTCTTTTCCTATCACCATTCCGTGTAAATTATCTACCTTCTCTATAATATAACCAAATCTCATTTGGGTAGGATTTCCTTTAAACAGATCTTTCAATACTTTTTCATTGTATGATGCATGGTATAAAAGTATATCAGTCATTCCATTGACTTTTGGATTCGCAAAAAATTCAGCAGTAGATAATTCTTTAACAGCAGCTACTTCTCGTTTATTAGTGTGATCTAAAGCGACTAGCGTAGCGTAAGCTTCTAAATATTTTGTAGCGTCTTCTACTACTACATTCTTCAGATGCTCCACTGCTATAGTATATCCATTATCATGTAGTTGTGGTAAGTTAGCATCTGAATCTCCTGTAGATGCATGTATCCCCAATTCCTCAGCATATTTAATTGCTATATGATTTCCAGTTATTTTTAGATGCTTTAATATTTTATCTTTTTGTTTTTTTATATTTTGTGGACTTCCTAATAAGTTAAATATATCTATAGGTTCCATCTGGATTTTTGTTAATCCGGACAACCCTGTGCGTAGTAATACGTTAGTAAGTGCTTCTTTTGTGTAATGGCTAATATCTTTACCTTTTGTAGACACCCATAATTTTTCATTAAACCACTCTACAGACATTCTATTAGTTGTCATTGTAGTTTTATCTACAAGATTTTTAGACTGAAGTAGCAACATAACTAGTGCTGGTGATAACACACCACTACCATAGTTGTTATAGATAGATCTGGCAGTTTTACCTAGTATACTGCCTAGTTTCTGTTTGACTGCTTGTGCTTTAGCATTGTCACTCATAATCAACCCAGCAGCACCAATAGCAGAATCTCTAACTTTAGCTAATTTAGAGTCGCTATCAGCATTTAACATATCTTCAGCTTTCTTTGAAATCCATTCACTTATTCGTCTATCTCCTTTTGTTAATTTATCATTTAGTTTTTGAGAAAAGCTATTTGCTAGCCGTTCATTTTTATTCTGAGCTTCTATCAAATACTCCATTGTAGCTAATGCATCTGCATAAGCATTACTTCCTCTACTAAATTTCCTAGAAAGAAGTTTTAATGCAAGATCTATAAGCACGTCAACCATATGCTGCAGTTTACCCAACAGTTTACCATTCCTTACTGGTAGCGCTATCTGCGTGTTACTTAAATAACTAATCATAGCTCTATTAGTTACAGCATATACTAGAAACTCTTCTAATTCTCCATGATCTTCTTTCTTTGTATTACTAAATACATAGCTATATTGCTGCTTAGCCATAGCTATATCATGTTCAGTTGGATTATCTATTCCTTCCAAGAACACTTGATGCTTACCATTAGAATCAAATTCTTGTTTAGTTTGCTGGAATAATTTACGCAGCTGTGTAACTAATAAAGGATTTTCTTTAATGGTTCCTTTTAGAAGTGCATGTAACATTTCGTGTACGTACACTTCTTGAGGAGTACTTCCATTTATAGCTAAAGGAGGTTTTCTACTTAAAGATACTCTTACTCTATTTAATGCAGGTAAATACTTACCCTGAGTAATCCCATCAACTTTTTCAACATTTAAATTTATATTACTTACTGAATCCAGCCCTGCAGACACAGCTGATAATACTTTCTCTAATGCATTAGTATGTGCAACTTTTGATTTTTTTGATGTATAGTAAGGAGCAGATATTTCCTGGAACTTATGGAATAACTTATTTATAGTATTACTTGTAACTGTAGATGAATGTGTTTCTACAGGATTAATCCTATCTAGTTCTGGTCCTAAAGTACCTACACTATCAGGATCTGTTTCAGTATTATAAAATGATTTACCTTCTAATATTGCAGTTTCTTTGTCAGTAGCATCCGGCTCTCTAACAGCTTCTTCTCTTGCTCCTAACTCTTCTGGAGTAATAAATTCATTTTTTAATTCCTGTATTCCAACAGTATGTGCTTCATCTTTATGCTCAAAATTTATACGCATCTCTGCGTCATCACCCAATGTATGATACATTTCAAATTTATTTTGCAGAGCAAATTTTAACCTATCTAGTTCAGCTCTATCTTTTCCCTGGATAGCATCAATTTCTGCTATACCATATCCTCCTACAAGAATTGCTTTAATTAATTTATTAGTGGATGTTGTAGATTCACGTTTATCTAAAAATGCTTCTAACGCTGCATATTCAGCAGTTTCTCTAGTAAGCCTAAGTAGATGTGATATACTTTTTTCATTTAGTACTGACAGTAGCTGTATGGCTTTCTCGACCCCTCCTGATTCTTCTATTGTTGCAGATAATCTTTGTTTTACTTTTTTAGCTGCATCTTTTGCTATATCTAACCTATCTTCATACTTACCTTCCTTACTGGCTCTAGCTATATCTCTTGCTTCTTGATTTATATTTTTTACATATTCACTATTTTCAAAAAAGTATGTTCGTTTATCATCTTCCAGGGTTTCCTCAGCAGTTAACTTCTTTGAAGTAAACTTTGGATACATATCCATAAAGAACATCTGATGCGCTACTACTGTTTCTTTATCCATTCTTTCAAATAAAGCGTCCCTATCAGCCTGTACTTCATCATTTTTAGAAGTTACTGCAGCTAAAGCACCAGAAAAAGATATACGTTCATAGTTTTCTACACGTGCAAACGCATTTTCTTTCATCCAATCATCTGCAGCAGCTTCAATTGATTCCCATTCTTTAGTTTTTTCTAATTCTGCTATGTTAGCATTAAGAGTATCAAGCATATCTTGCATAATAGATATGTCTCTATTTAATTTAAGAAAGTTCTTACCATACTCTTTTGAGAATTTCTCTAATGTCTCAGGCTGCCCTAGTACTCCATCAAAAGTAGTTAGTACATCTGTATGCAGTCCTTCTGTTTCTGACATTACAGAGGCTTCCATATTTATAATGGCCCTAATAACTGCTGATGCCCCAGGATTACTATAAACTTTAGTATAAGGAGTAATATTTTTGCTTTTTGCTTCTCCTGTAACTCCCGGAGGAAGATTGTATTCATATGTTACAGATGATTTACTTGTACTATCCTTATCTAAATCAGCAGTCATTAAATCTGTAAATATTTCACTAATACTATCCGCATCCGCACTTACTGGGCTATTAACTAATGCTCCCGAATACCTAGGAACATATCGCTCTAATTCTTTAGCTATCAGCGCAACTTCTTTATCAGGAAGAGTCTCTATTTTTGTACCATGTTTTTTATTCAATTCTTCTAATTTGGCTTTTACTGCGGCATCTAATTTAACTTTAAATATAGAAAACATTAATTCAGCTATTTGATTAGCCTGAGTTGTACTATTTTTAATTGGGCCCAGCATTTCTGTTAGGGCTAAATCAAATCTAGGAATTAATATTTCACTAATGCTTTCTAATGAAATTTCTTCATTTACTTCTAATTGGTTTAAAAAGTTAAGTGCCCCATTTATTTCACTTGATTCTGGATCACCAGTAGTATTTACTATTTTATCTAATCTACTTTTTAATTTAGGTAAATCAGGTTTAACTCCAAATATAATTCCTGCTTCTTCTGCTGTGTTTAGAAAAGAAATTAATTCTTTTGCAGAGTCTTTAGGTATTTCTCCTTCAAGATCCTTACTTAAAGTATTCAAAGTTTCGTGTACTTTATCTACAACATTTGAAGCAACCCCTGTAGTTATAGCCTTAATGCTCCCACTATAATTAAAAATCATAAAAGGATATTTAACTACTTCCCTAAGTAAATTGCCTTCTCCATCTGCAAATGGAAATATGCTATAGAGAGCAGTATTTCTTTTATTGAAATCTTCCTTAAAGTTTTTTTCAAATCCGTATCCTTCATCAAACTTATTTTCACTATATTTTTCTATCAGTTTTTTAAACCGTTTCTTGTTTGCAAGTATATACTCACTAGCTGTTTCTGCTGAAGAAAACTCATTAACTAACGTAGCAAAGTCATTGTACGTATCTTCTTTATTAGAGTTATCTTCTGCGTAAGTACCATCCACCCTATGTCGTGAAAATTTATCCAGATAAACACCAATTTGATTAAGTCTTCTTTCTAGCGTTGCACCTAAAGAACGCATAGGGAACTGCAGTAAGGTCATTGCAAACCCATTAGTAATTCCATCTATTTCTAAAGTAACATCAGAAGTAAACTCTTTATATTTATCTTTACTTTCTATTCCGTTTCCTGCTGCTTTGTATGCACTCATAGCTTGTATAGCAGCTAATATTTTTATATTGTCCCCAGGTTTACCTCCAGTATGTGTCTCATAAAACTTTCTAATTTCTTCTATAAGAACCTTTCCATTAACATTATTTCCTTTATTTAATTCATTTATAGCAGCTAGTAGATTAGCGTCTCCTTGTACTTTATCAAATTCTTCTAACACTTTTTCAGGAGTAGCTTTATCTATAGAGAATCCTACATTGTACAAAACAGCTAATTTGAACAAATGCATATTTGAACTATTGTACTTAGTAGATCCTACAGGTTGTATAAACGCTCTGTGTATATGACTATTTTGAGGGAATATCTTAGTTCCTACTTGTAAGGCTCTATTCGTTATAGCTAATACATACTTAAAATAAAATTTAGCTAACGGGGTATCTTCAGCTTCATGAGCTGTAAACAACTCGTTAAATGCGTTCTTTTTGTCGTCATTGGAAGCTGTAGTTCTAACGTAATGTGCTTCATTATACGGATAAAACACACCACCTTTTTCGTAACCTAAATTTTCTTCACTAATAACACCTGCTAATTCATGTAATAGTTTAATACCCTCATTTCCTAAATTTTTAATTACAGTTAAGGGAGCTATAGCGCTAGAGGTAGTCCATTCTTGCTGTTGTTTCTTTTTTATAGTATTTTTTATTTTCCCGGATATTTTCCCGAAAAAATTACGTACTCCTTGAGGAATAGCAGTAGCAGGGTTCTGTAGTATATCAGCAGCAGAAGATACATCTTCTCCTTTAGCAATACCAGGTATTGCTCTAGATATGCGCTGACTATTTGTATTATCTTTTTTTAGAATCAATTTAATGTGGTTATACAATCCACCGTTTACAAATTTTCTACCTGGAGAGTCATTAGTAAATACCCATTTGTGAGTATCTACTGTTATTTTTTTATTAGTAGATTTAAAGTGTTCAGTCATTAAAGCATACATGCCTAATGCAGGAACAATATTCTCTATATATTGAACAGTACCTAAATCTTTATTTACTCCTGACACACCTAAAAGTTTTAGCACAATATTACCTATCTGGGTGCTTGCATCATTAAAATCATGTCCTATTTGGTCCATTTGTTCTAGTTCATTGTTAGTAAGCCTAGCTCCTTGTCCTCTAGAAAGCATAAATTGCTCTTTAGACCGACTATTAATAAACACTGTATTAGTTGGATGTTTGTGTATCCAATCTGCAATAGCGATCATACTAGCAAATGCTACATTAGGAGGTAAATTACCTTCCTTATCTATAATAAGCGCTAAAGGATTCTTTATAGGATATACTGTATTGCCCCGAGATTTACTAATATTTTCAGCTGAAGCCCTGTAAGATGCCCACTCATTAATCATAACACCAGCTACATTAGGAGCAATATTTATACTCTCTAAATACCTTTTAAGATATTTACTATTTTCTTTTTTAAACAAAACTGCAGGAATAGACTGTATACCAGCAATAGGCTTAGTTTTAAGTACATCAGAAATAACTTTACCTACTAACTCCATAAATTTATTAATTGCACCCTTAGGGTCAGCAGAAGCAGTATCCCTTAAGGTTTTGCTTCGTGCTATAAAATCTATAACCGGAGGCAAATTACCTAATTTTTTAGTTACACTAATACCACAAGGAGTCATTATTTACACACCTCTAAAAATTTACCTAGTTTATTAACAGCTGCATCAGCAGTATCTCCTGTTTTTAAAGTACCATCTGCATTTATAGCAGCTGGGAATAATACACTTAATGTGTGCACATCTAGTTCAGATTCTTGTAAACTAAGGTTATTATCTAATTTAAAACTAACTTCACTACTTTGTTGTGTTGTAACTTCAGCTTCACTAGCTTCTTCTGTAGAAGTTTCAGCAGTTGTTTCAGTAGTAGTAGTATCATCAACATCACTTATAGTTTCTGTAGCAACAGTGGCTTCTTCTTCAGTAGTGCTTTCTTCAGTAACAGGCGGTGCAGCTTCTTGCTCTGCTGCTCTAGCTTCATTTCTTCTTTGTAATTCTAAAGTATCAGCATTTATTCTTGCTTCAATTTCTTCATCTGTAAGTGCTTCACTAGGTACTTCAGTAGTTTCTTCCTGTGAAGTTACAGGAGTCCCTTCAGGAGAAGTTTCTTCAGTAAGAGTAGTTTGACTATCTGTATCAGTTACATTTGCGTCAGCAGCATCCTGAGCACTTTTTTCTAAACTTTCTTGAGCTAGATACAACCCATCCAGAAAGGCTTGATCAATTAATCCATCGTTATCGTGAGTAAATTCTGCATATTGCATCAATTTAGCAGCTGCATCTGAATTAGGATTTTGTATAAAACTTTCAACTACAAGTTTTTTCATTAATCCTAAACTATCTGCTGCTTCCAGTTCCTCAATGGTACCTTTACCTTTTATCTTTCTTCCAGATCTACCCTTTTTAACATACTCAGTATAAGTATCTTGATCAAAAGTTCCTGACTTATTAGATTGATAAGCATGTTCTACACTGCCATATTCCCTTCCTTCGTATGTGAATGTTCTTGGAGCCAGGTTAGATAGTATTTTAGTAGATTCGGTAGATTCAGGTTTTCCCCAAAATACATTTATTGTTCCTGTTCTAGTTGGCTCTGTTTCTACATCAATAGTTTCTAGTTCTTCTTCAGTAACTTCAGTTGTTTTTCTATTATACTCTTGTTCTGCTAATGCAGCTATTGTTGCTTGCTCACTCTTTAGTGCTACTACTCTATTTTTAGTATCTGCATGTATAGTAGACTTTAAATAAGCAGTAGCAGCAGTCGCTACAGCATCCACATATTTATTATCCTCAGCAACTGCATTTACCAGGTTATTTATACTAGATTTCCCTGTCTTAAGACGTGTTATTTCTGTAACATAACCTTCATACTCAGTGTTTGCATCTTTTATTTCATCCCTAGATTGATTGTAATATACTGTATAAGTAGTTGATCTATTTTTAGTGGTACCTATAACTATTGCAGATCCTGTATTTCCTGTTCCAACTCTAGGCTTAACTCCATTTTTATCAACAATTGCTTCAATTGTATCTAACTCTGCAGATTCTGGTATCTCTTTACTTTCATCTACAACATAGTTCTCTGCTTTTCTAAATGCTTCTTCTTTTTTCTCTAAGTTACCTGAATGTGTTTGTAACTCATTTATTTTAGTTAGTATTTCTCTATTTATTCGGTCAGGATCAGCATTTGGAGCTACCAATGAATTAACTAAAGTTTTAACCTCTGAAAAAAGAGTACTAGCTCCTTTATGTCTTTCCTCAACTCCATCACGAATATCTTCAGATACAGTGCTTATACTAGCTTCAGCTCTTTTTTTCGCAGCTATTAACTTGGAAATACTCTTGAAATATGCTTTATCTTCTTCTTTAGAATCTTCAGATCCTGTTAATTCTTCTTCTACTTTTTTAAATTCTTCTTCAGTTAAATTTACTACATTTTCTAAAGAAGCTTTACCTTCATCATCTACAGGATTAGTATTAGCTGTTTTATTATTAATTTTATTTTCTAATTCTGTAACTTTTTTTGCATGAATCTCTTCTTGTGTAGAAGTAAGTTCTCTTTTTCTAAGTTCATGTAGTGTTTTAATGTTCTTTGTTTGATCTTCTCCTTCTGCATACACCACAGAACCAATTAAAGTATCAAACTCTGCTTTATCGATAGGCAGAGGAGGTTCTATTATTTCTGGTGTTCCTGTTGATTCTATTGTTCCTGGTGTTCCTGGTGTTTCTTCTGTGTCAATTTCTTTATCTTTAGTTTTTTGTGTGACAGCTTTTCCTACTGCTGCACCTACTCTAACTGCTGGTGCTGCTACAGGAGCAGCAAATCCTTCTATTATGGCAGCTTCAACTATAGAGGCAGGATCGCTAATTTTTCCTTCAGTAGCAATTTGTCTTGAAAAGTCCTCTGCAGCTCCAGCAGGAGCTTCAGTAACTACCATCTTTGCTGGAGTAATAGCAACTTTAGCTATAGTTTTAACAACAAAATTATTAAGTACTGAGGGAACTGATTTTGCTGTGGAAGAAAGTATTTTCTTTGCTGAAATAAGCTGTTTAGACAAAGCAGCTATTGCTGCTTTAGGTAATCCTGCTACAGCTAATCTATCTCCAATTGCATCTACTGCTGCTTGTGCTGCTGAAAATAGTTGTATCCTAGCTGCTTCATCTTTAGTAGGTTCTACTCCATCATTTAATCTTAAAAATTCTTTAGTATTTTCTACATTATTCCCTATAGCCATTGAGGTTACTAATGTAGTAATTGCTGGTACATTTCCTGTAGCTAATACAGCCATGTACGGAATAGCATCAATACCTCCATATAAATAACTATCCCAATCTTCCTTTAAAGTATATTTTGTGGCTTCCCATAATCCTTCTGTTTCGGCTACATATTTAAAATTTGCCGATCTAGCCGCCTCTACTGATCTATCAACAGGTATTGCTTTATTTATATCAGCTATATCTTCTTCTGCAACAGCTAGATCTTCTTTTGTTCCTTCTGCTCTATTTTTAAGCTCAGTAAGTATTTTAAATTTAAGTGATTTTCTGTATAATTGTTGTATTTCAGAAGGAAGTTGTTCTATGTTATTAAACCTACTTTCATCTTCCTCTGTTATTTTAGGATTTCTTTGTCCTACATACTCTCTACCAGGTTCAATTACTACAGGTCTAAGAGCACCTCTACTATTATAATCATCTATTTGGTGACGAAGAGTCTGCCCTGTTCCTACTACGCCTTTATACGCCATTCCTCCTATACCTACAGTAGCTTGTAGCAATCTATTAGCTACATCCCCAGCAGAACCCGGTTTAGGTGCATCTTCTTCTATAGCTTTATCTTTTGCAATAGTGTGAGCCCCATAAGAACGAGCTATTTGCTCATCAAAACCAAAATTATGAACATATCCATCAGACTCAATTACAGAAAATGAACCATCTGTATGCTTACGAATATTTCCTTCTTCAGATTCTATTGGGGGCTGTTGATATGGTTGTGTACCTTCAGTGTAAACACTGTCGTACATTTCAGGAGATGTTAGCTTGTCGTCATAAGACACAGCCTCAACATCATCATATGTGGAGATAACAGTAACAGGGGAGAGTATGCGTTGTTTTGCAGCAGTTACTCTATTTAAAACATTTTGTTTAGTAGTAAATACAGATTGTTTTTTATTTTGCAGTACATTAACAAACTGTGTATGAGTAGACATGAAAGTATCACACTATTATTAAATTTTTTATTATCTAAATAAACTATTTTCTTTACTTGCACGTATAATATCTTCTTTACTAGGGAAGTTATCCACAGTAAATTCTTCTCCAAGCCATTGATTCTCAGGAACAATAGCATCAAGGGCTCTTTTTGACTTTCTACCTAGTTGTTTCGGAGTATCTTTTGGATTTGCTTTTTTTAAAGCTTTATACACATGATTTGTTAATTCCCATGCATTAGATATAGTATCCTGTAAATCTGCAGGATCGTCTGCAGCTAAAAGTGAATCCAATACTAATTTTCTGTTTGGTGCACTCAAAACATGATTAGTTAAAGTTCGTATAGGGGCTTTTGCAAACTCTTCATTAAATTTAGCATCAGTTAGTTTTTGGGCAGTAGTTAATTTATTCATCTCAGCTTGCAAGTTGGCTTTATATGCTTGCAGATCTTGATAACTTTTTATTGCAACTTTAAGGGGTTTATTAGTGGGGTTATCTACAACACTAGCTACCATTTTATCTACTGTACTTTCAGGTATACGCTCCCATTTTTCCTTAATTTCAAATCTTGCTTGTCGTTCCCATGCTTCCCATCCATCATAAGTAAATGTAGCTGGATCTATAGTAATTTGTGTATTAATAATTTCTTCATCTTTTAGTGCTTCCTCACTTATTTTGGTTGTAAACAAAGATGCATTTGTTTCATCTAATATACCATTAGTTATTGCAAAATCTATGATACCAGAAAAATCTTTTGCAGTTTTAGCTTTTCCTATTTTAGTGTTAAATCTTATTACAGCCTGACTTTTATCCCTCTTCATATCATCAATATAAGAAATCCCTGCTTTATTAACTATATTAGCATAAGCAGGATCTCTTAATAATTCTTCAGTTACTTTTTTCTTCATTTCGTCATTAGTTAATTTATCTGCATAATCACCTATAGGACGTAATGCGTTTATTAAATTTTGTACATTTGCATTATGTTTATCTTTAACACGCTCTTTATTTATTGCCCCATCTACTTCACCAGCAACGCTAGCTATTTCCATATTAGCTTTTAACATATTTGGATCTACACTACTTAATAATGTTCTCAGAGGTGTTTTATTAAAATTGTGTTTATATCTTGAATCTAAAATACCAGTAATAGTTTCTATAGCTTCTGCATTTTCAGGAGTAATTTGTGTCCCCTTACCGGTGATGAATCTATTACGAAGATTAGTTATATCAGCACTTGTTAAACCATCGTCATCGTATGTATATGTACGTAGATCACTTCTAAAATTTAATAAATAATTATCATTAAATTCTTTTGAAGTTATTTTTAATTTACTCATTTCATCTGCGTATACAGGAGATGATTTTCTGAGAATATCCTCAGCCATAGTCTGTAATTCTACAGAAGTACTAGCAGGTAAAATTGTTTTTAATCTACCTACAGTTTTTTGAAGATTACTACTATGACTTCTAACTTTTTCTGCTTGAGTTTTCCCCTCAATAGCCATAGTAATATCACCTCCATATATACTAGGAAGATCTATTACTTTAGCTATTTTAACATTAATTGCGTCCATAATACCTTGGGCTCCAGGTATTTGTTTAAGTCGTGCATCTCTGTAATCTTTTCGTAAATTAACTAACCCGTTTATATCATTTGTTTCTCTTATCCTAGGACCAGCTTTTCCAGTTAAAATCTCACCTTGTTTAATTTTTTCTTGATCTTTTTTTGCTTTTTCTAATTTTATATTATGTTCTTTTTCTAACATACCATACTGAGAAATTTCCCGAGCTTCTGCTCTTCTGTTTCTTACTGTTTCAGCTGCAGTCTTTGTAGATTGTAACCTAAGGTCTTCAATACGATTTAACTTGGCTAGTTCTTGTTCGCTACGTTGATTCTTAAGAGTTTCTGCTCGATAATCTGCAGTAGTTGCGTCACGAGCAATATCTCGTTCTTGATCACCTAGCGTTTGCTTTCGTACAAAAGCTTTATGATCTATATCTCTTGTAGCATCTTGCTCTTGCATAGTTCGACTAAATAATGCTTCTTCTTTCTGCTGTTCTCTAGCTTCAAACTGTTGATTATCTTTAGCTATAATATCTTGATTAATATAAGACTTATCAGCATCATCAAGGATAGTTTGTCTTTCATTCCTATCCTTAGCACTATCAAGCATAAGTAGCAGCTTACCAGTTTCTGCATCTGTATAATCTTTAGCACCTTCCTGCATACTACTACCTAAAACATCAAGCCCTTTTGCTATATTAGCTCCTGCCATGTTACCTGCTTGTAATATACCTGCAGGATTACTAGGAGATACGTTTTGCCATGTGAGTGCCATATTATTTCTCTATTGTAGAGTGTACGTTATTTAATAGTGTTATAACTTTTCTTTTGCCCTCGTGACTCAAGAACCCTATTCCTAGCAGCTATTTCATTATTTGCCATCACTTTATTATCCTCATACGCTTTTAATTGTTGATTATAATTCGCCTGCCATTGGTTCTTCTGGGCATTATGCGCATCTCTAGCTAACTGGTAGTTCTTTATACCTGTATAGGCTGAAGCTAAGCCCCCTACACCTTTCATTACTGACCCTGCTGCATTCCATCCCTCAGCAGAAGTCATTCCTGGACTCGCTTGATTTTTAATACCTGGTTCAGAGGGCATGCCTGCAGATTCTACACCTGGTGACCAGCCTGTTGTATAATCACTGGGCATATTCGGAGTGTTATCCGCAGAAACACCTGTATATTCATTAGCAGGCGAGAACGCAGTGTCAGGTGATGTACTTATGGGACTAGAAGACGGGGGTCCGAAAGTGGACGGCGGGCGCAAAGGAATTTCGGCCCCTTCTTTAGTGTAACGATATCCGGGCCCATCTGAGTTAAATGAACCATACCCTCTTGGATTTTTATCTTGCCACTCACTTCCACCATAAGAAGACTGTTTTGGAGTCCCTGGTCCAAATTTATCTACGTACTCGCTAGAGCCACCAGAAGACTGAGGAATTGCAATGTTTGAACTGGTAAATCCTCCATCTGACGTAGATGATGCACCGGGTGACCAATCACCACCACTAGAATAATTCATTGGCATATTCCCTTGAGTAGAACTACCTCTAACACTTAATTCTCCTGCACTGGGTGACCAGACTGATGTACCAGGACCAGTATACGATTCTGATTGGAATGTAGGAGCATTTTCTGTAGACGCAGTTATTGGGTTAGAACTTCCTGCAGCAGAATCACCAGGTGTAAATGCTTTCTGCGCTTTTGACACAGGTGCTGACATTTCACCGGGTAGTTCGTAATTACTTTCTGCTAGTTCAACAGGAGGTTTTGCATCACCTGGATTTGGATCAACATCCCCTTTAGGGCCATCGGGTACCTCAGCTTTAGGGACAGCATCAAATATACCATCATTCTTTAAATTCTTCATATGAGTTGGAGTTAATTTACCTCCATCACCCACATCAGTTCTAATTTCTCCATCCTTACCTACAAAATACCAATCGTCACCCTGCTGTTTTATAGATACATTTCCTCTTCCTTTTCCTCCTTTTCCACCAAGGTAATTGTAACTTAATATTCCATCTTTATATTTAGCACCTTTAAATTGCCTTTTCTTTGCCATACTTACCTTTATAGTTATATTTAGTTGCTTGTGTACGCTTAACTAACATTAAGTGTATTATACTTATCATAGTCATAACAGTCAAACTGCCTTTCTAATATACCGTCGTGGTAACCAAAATAAGCTGATGCAGGCATTGGGTTTAATGCAGCTCTAATTTGTAAATTCAGTAATGCATTAGGAGAAGTATCTGTACCAAATAATGCGTCCATTTCCGCTTGTAATGCTTCTTCTTCTTCAGTTAGTTCTTTATCTGCTGCTATTAATTCCTCTTGTTCCCTTTGCATTTCAATTAGTCCTGGTTGAACTACTGCCAACGAATACAATTGATTCATTACGTCTATAGACGCTGTAAATAATGTAACTTGATTAGGAAACTGATTTAATCCTGCTGTACTACTTTTACTACTATAGTATGCAATGGCTACAGCCGCTACAGCTAACAGTATCAAACCTTCATCTTCCCCAAAATTACTTATTATTACGGGTACAAGTATGTGTTCTATAAAAGCATTTACTGCTAAAGATGTGGCATATGCAACAATTGCAGTTTCAGCTAATACAACTAGTGAACTTGCTGTTCCCAGTGAATAAACAGCAAATACAATTGCTCCTATTCTAATAACTTCTAATGTAGCAGCTCTAAGTTTTTCCTCCCATGTTTTTTCTATACGCTCATAATAAGCTAAGTGCAATGATATATTAGCACTAGCCATGACCAATTTATGCTGTTCAAACGGATCTAATCTTTGATATATATTCCATATTACCGGAGCAGATACACAATTATTAGAAGCATCTAATTTGTGAGTTATATACCTAAAATTGGCGTCGGCGTAATCATTAGCATAATCAGTTATCCTTTCTATAGAAGATACATTATGCACTGCATAATAAGTAACACTAGTAGCATTAGATCTACCATATGTGACACTAGCGTTAGAGTATACGCTAGCAGGTACAGTAGCAAATATTATTTCTGTACTACTTTTCTTTATATATAAATTACCTACTCGTAATACTTGATCGTCAGCAGTTACATATGTATTATTTGAGGGTTTGTGTATTTTTAAGGTAATACCAGATCCAACTAGATAAATTTCATCTGGAAATACAGAAGCTACTCCATCAACAGTAACTGATACACTATTTTCTTCTATTTCCAACCAATTAGCTTGTACTTCTGTAGTGCCTATACTACTATCATTTAAGTATGATTGTACTTGCGATACAGTTTGAGCTTGACTATCTCCTACAGGCAAAGTTTTATTGGCGTCATAATAATAATATCCATCATTAGAAGTTAAATCTTTATCGTATTGATACGGGTTTGAGCTAGTAACTGTGCTATTCCCTGTAGATGTTGAAACATGAGAAACCCCCATAGTATAATTATGCCCATCTCCATTCACTTGATATTGAAATAAAGATACTGTGTCGACTCCATCAGCATCAGTAGTATAAGTTAATGTATGCGGCATGGAACTTACATTATATAACTCCTTAGCTAATAACCATAAATACTTATTACTTATTCTATTACCTGTTGTACTGTCCGATCCACTTACCCATTTAACTCTAAAATTAAGAAATGCAGAATCTATTACATTACTATGCTGACTATAAGGTAAATCATCTAATAAATTTTCAGGATCTGGTAAACCTAAAGCTTTTATATAGTTTTTAGTATTTTGTTGTACTGAAACAAAAGTAGTGGAAGTCAATGTAGGTGCGTAACGATAATATCCTTCTGCTCCTTGCTGCCCATCGTCGTCTTCTAGCACAACATGCCATTTAAAGCTTGACTGCCGCCCATTAGTACCTGCATACTCAGCAGAAACTGACCCTTCAAACAAATTAAGATTGTTTACTCTAAGTGTAACTGAAGGAAGAATGTCATCCAGTGCGTCGGGCCCACTATGAATACTATAATTAGATCTTATATCAGGGTTATAAATACTGTAATAATTATTCTCTTGAAAAGTACCACTACCATAAAGATTAAAAGCATCATAAACTTCTATATCGCTTACATAATCAGTTGATGAACTTGCTTTTCTATAAAAATCAACTATTTCATTAGTAAAAGATGTTCCTTTAATTAAACTGTTTAAAGCTATTTCATCAGTATTATATAAATTATCTATGTACTTATCATCGGTAAATAAATAACTATTCTGCGTAGAGAATTCACTAATTACTTTATCGTGTCCTGCTGGCCCAGCTAAAACATTAATAAAATCATTTAATATTTGTGCGCCTGTAGCAACTACTGCGGTTGCAAATGCTTCAGCTTGACTGGCAACGGTCGTAACTACATCGTTTACTACTCCTACTACCCCTGCCATAATTTTGCTAGCCTGTAGGTTTGTAAGTTTCTATTATATTATCTATACCAGTATTAGCAGTTCCTCCTTTTATTTTAGCAGTAGCTGTATCAGATACTTTACTTACAGATACATTTATAGCGTAAGCATCTAGTAAAGACTTTAAATATTTAGCATCTGCATTCCATTTAAATCCTTTAGCTTGCTCAGTAAACAGAGTTATCTGCTTACCTGTTACGCTATTAGCATTTGGTGTAGTATTTCCAGTTACTAATGTTTGTGCATATTCAGTAGTTGTCTTTTGAGCCAATAAATCAGCTTCTTCATTAGCTTTATTCATATTAAGTGTAAAGCTAACTGCTTGTGCCAATGTACTTTGCAACGCTCCTAAGTATACTGTGGCGTAATCTGTACCTGTAATTCTACCGTCAGTAAATTGTTTCTCTACATGTAAAGTAACAACTTTCATTAACTTGTCAAAATTACCAGTTCCATCTGATGCATTACCTGTACCTACAGTAGTAGCATTAGATAAAGTACCAAATTCTATATGTGCTTCTGTGTGTGCCATAATAATTTATTTAATAGTTAAGCATCACCTCTAGCAGCTTGACTTGCTGCTAATTTATCTATTTCTTTTTGAGTTAAATCAGGTAAAACCTGTACATTAAACTTCTTAGCTTGATACGGTTGCAAAACAGTATCGCCATTGGGGGCTTTAACAGATTTAAATTTTTGCATGTCTGCATTAGCAATCTGATTAACAATAACGTTAGGTACATGCCATCCTTCTTCATTATTAAACGGTACATACTTTTTAATAGCTTTTCCGTTATTTACTGCACTAACCATAACTGTAAATACTAGCCCTGCGTGGCCAGATAGTTCAGGATCATTTGGTGTGACTATAATTCTTTTTAAATGCATGCATTTTTGTTCTAAAGTCATTGCAGGTGCTTTTTTAGCTTTAACTTTAGCCTTAGAAGGCTCTACAGGAGAAGATTCCACTTCTGCAGGTACTCCAGCATCATTTTTATCTACATCAGCCTGTAACGTCTCTCTGAGCTTTTTTTCACTAGTTTTATGATGTATTTTAATGTCTCGGCCAGTTAATTCTGCTTTAACATCTTCAATATCCATATTTTCAATATCCATGATTTTTTATTTTATAGTTTATATAATTCTCCCATTACTCAAAGCTTAATTGCAATGAGTAACAGGAGAACATTTACTTAATGACTAATCCGCTTTAGTCCAAATAACGCCTAAGCGTTCTGGGCGCATAGCGAGAAAACCATAGTACCATTTGATACTATAGAATCCTTTCTCACCATAAGGATTAGCTAAATCTGAAATTTCACTTCCAGGTTTTTTGTGATTAATAGAGAATTTAACACTTTTACCGTCAGTTTGGAAACCAACAGTAGTAAATGCTCCATCACCAACAACAAGCATAGGATAAATATCTATTTCTGTGCCTGCTCCTCCTGCTTTCTTGCCTTTATTTTGGCCATATTGCATTTCAGGAACTACAACAATACGAAAGTTATCAATGGTACCAATTTCACCATTTAACACATTACCTGCATCGGCATATTTTTCTACACCAACAAAAGCAGGTTGACTGTGTAAATCTTGCATGGCCCGTAGAGCAGGAATCATTTCAGAACCGATATACATAATACGTCCACCATTAATGGTTTTAGTATCAGTCATACGGGAACCTGCAATAATTTTAGTTGATTTAGGAGTCTTATTGTCATCTAAAGCAATAGATAAACGCATAAGATCTTTATATCTAACTAAACCATCTACATGTGCTTTAGTACCTACATCAATTACCTCTGTATCATCAGCGTCAGTAGTAATATACATAGTAGTACCAGTTCCTGATGCTGTATTAAGCAAATCATTTTGTAGCTCTGCTTCTGTTAGCTCATTAGCACCTACTACTGCTTCTTCAGTAATATGAGCTAAAAGATCGGCATCACTATCAAAATCCATAGATTCTTGTGTATACTCAACAAAGAATCCACGTTTCTTTAGGTCAGCTTCTACTTGCAAACGAGTAAAACCAACTCTATTTACACGTCCACCTGACTCAGAAAGAGTAGGAATTTTAGCAGCGATAGATCCAATATCTTTCTGGCTACCATATATATGACCTCCAGTTGCCTGAAAACTACCATAATCTCCCGCAGCAGCTATTGCATTAGCTTCAGTAGCATAAAACCCTGCATGAGTTGCTGTAGCTGCAGTCCATCCTGTGCCACCTGATTGTGGAGCACCAGCAGCATTAAACGCTTCAAACTTAGCGTTAGTAATAATTAACCCTGCTGCATCTAAACCTTGGTCGTTTACGTTGCGATCATCAAGCAAAGGAACATATACATCCTGCTTAATTTTCTTACCCATATTTTTAGGCATTGCTTTGACATTAGCCAAAGGCGAAAAATACTGTTTATCTCTAACAGCAATAATCGCTTTTTTCTCGTAAAAATCAGTACGAGCCTGTGCACCAATGCTTGAAGCAGTTGTGCCCGGATTATTATATTGTTGAGCGGCCATAATGACCTCCTTTTATTTTAGTTTAAAATTAAGCATACTTAGCCATAAATTCATCATCAGACAATGTTAAATAACTAACATCCTGTTTAGAATTATTGCTAGCATTTGTTTGTTTAGTAGGAGCTGCTGCTTTACGATTTTGCTTACGCTTAACCGAATCAACATCTCCTATATCCGTTACATTAGATTGCACAGGTGCTTGCTGATTCCCATCAATAAGCTCCCCATTGCTAGCTAACATATCTATAATTTGTTTATATGCATCAACATCAGATACTCCAGATAACTTACCTAAAGCCTTATCTTGTTGCATAATAGCATTCACTTTATCATAGACACCGTTTAGCATATGATCATTAATCACCTTAATTACATTAGGGTTTTCTGATACAAACGTTTTACTCTTGTCATCCCATTCTGACGTTAATAAGTCAATGGTTTTATCAAAAGTATCTGTGTGCTTTATGCTATCTAGTACTTGATCTAGCTCATACTCACTATCTGTTACAGTATAATTATTAGGTTGATAAGTACTGGCATTCTCTATATCAATTTCATCAGGGTCTACTCCACTATCCTTAACTAATTTAGCAATAGCTTTGCTGTCATTTTTAGATAGATCAATTAAATTATTCAATCTACGTTCATCTAGAAGATTATTATTTTCCAACATCTTAATTAACTTAAGATTAGGTTTCAGTTTAGCCATTTGCTTTTGAGCACCTGCGCCCATCTGCATTAACCTAACTATATCTTCAGGTGATTTGACCTGCATAGTTGCACCATTAGCTTTAAATGGGGCTGTTACCTGGTTGTATGCATTCTCGTAATTAAAAGTATCAGTCTCTTGAGGTGTATCCTCAGGTGTGTCTGTATCCTCTTTATTACTATCTGCATCAACAGATTCTGAATTAGTATCTTCAACGAAAGGTTGAGCATCTGCTTGAGTATCCTCAGGCAAAGTGTCCAGTTCTTCCTCTGAAGTGTCTTCTTCAACAATCTCTTGGTTGTCGCCAGTAGCATTATTACTTTCATCACTAATAGTCTCATCAGTAATGTCTCCTTCAGGCGTAACTGTGTCAGTTGATTCTTGAGAATCTTCTGTTGCCGAGAGTTCTTCTTGATTCTGCTTTAAGAACTCATCATCCGAAAGACCTAATACATTCTCCATAATTAATTAACCTCCTCTGCGAGAATTTCTTCTCTGGTTTGTTCAAAATCTTTCATACTAACTTCCATTTCGTTACCTCGACGAATGATCATATCAAAATAATTAGATAAACTACCTATTCCAGCAATCATATTATCGATGGAACGTTGTTGTGAGTCATCTAAGCTAGTATTACTTTTAGCCATAACTAACCTAGCCGCTTCTTCTTTGAAATAATCATTCATAATTATTTCTTTAAAATGTTTATTTTCAGATAACTTATAAAAATTATCTCTTAGTAAAATTAATTTTTCTGCTGTAGTTATCTGTATGTCTACGTGTTCTAAATCATTCATTGTGGTATGCTATCTATTGGTTGTGCCATATTTTGAAAGGCTAATTTATCAAGATCGGATAATCTACTATGGTCTTTAGATTCCATATTTTGATTGTGTTTTAACGAAGCTATTTGATTTTCATGTTCTCTTCCTACACCAGATTCTTGTTCTAAAAAGTCTAAATCTTTTAAGTCAGACACACTGTCTAATCCTCTAGCTTTAGCTATTTCAGTCTGAGTTTTAGCTGTCTTATACTGGACATCTATAGCATTTTCTTGCCCTTTAGCAGTTTCATTAGCTATTTGTGCTTGTAGTAACTGCAGTTCTAACTGTGCTTTCTGTTGAGCTAACGGATCGGGCTGAGATTGATATTCTGCAATTTGTTTAGCTAACTCAGGCATTTTCCTTAATCGAGCAATATCACTTAAAACCATCTTAGACATATCTAATGGTAAAGAATTACCCATTGTTTGCAACATAAATGCTAATTCTTGTGCTTTTTCGTTATCAGCTTCTGCAGTAGATATATTTAGTTTAATATCATATTTACCGCCTAAATCATCTCTATTAATAGCAACTAATTCATTATTAGTTATTCTTATAATTTCTTCATCATCAAGAAATTCAGCATTCATAGATATAACTTTTCGTCCAATTTGATTTAAACCGTCAGAAAGCCGCCTAAGAATACCTAATTCTCTTTTTGATGTAGCATCAAGAGCAGATCTAATACCCGTTGCTGTAGACCCTAAAGCTTGCCCTGAAATACCTTGAGTAAATGCTTTTATACCTGTAAGTGATTCTGCTTCATTATTCTGCATATTTAATACTTCTAATGCAGATCTAGGAATTTCTGGGTAAGTTTCCATGTAAAAAGCAGACCTAGGATCTGTATTCGCATTAAACTTAAAGTCTTCCCCCCTTTCAAACTTCCTAGAATTAGTAATATCTAAAGCATCTTTACGTATACCTTGTTGGCCGTTTGCACTTCTACCAATAACATCTATTATTCCTCTAGTTACTGCTCCAATAATTTTTTGATTATCTTCTAACAAATGAGCATCAGGTTCTCCATAAATACTTCTTCTTTTAGGTAAATACTGAACTAAAACAAAAGGTAGTTCTTTATCCGGGTACGGATTTTCTTCTAACCTAATAATAGTACTTCCTATCCATGAAGCAACAAATGGTACTACTTCCCCTGTATCATTTATATCCCAGTATCCCCAATATTCTTTTACTACAACTTGTTTCCTTGCTGTATCCTGGAAAACAAAATTGCTATCATCTGTAATAGCATGATCTGGTTCACTAAGAATAGAATTATCATCAAAATTAATTGAGTCTAAATTTTTATACCTACCATCTTTCTTCAGTTCCGAAAGAGAAGACTCAAAACTATACACTACAAACTTTGCTTCCTGTATATCCCCATTACACGTAGGATCTATAACTATATTATTGTAGTTACACACTTCTAGTATAGGTTGGTTCTTAATAGTAGTAGTTTGCTCTTCTGTGTGTGAACCTACTTGTATTGGGAGTACAGGAGTCCCCTGTTGCATAGTTACCTCGTGAGCTTGTTGGATTTCTAAAGGTACTTCTGCACGATATTGTTCGGGAGACTCCTGCATCAGAGCATGTAATTGTTGATGCGTTGCTTCTGCATCTGCAGTAGGTTGTAATTCAAAATCAGGAACTTCTACGTCTTTAGTCTCCTCTTCAAACTCCCAGCCTACTTTTACTATAACTGTGCCTTCATCTACAGCAGCTCTAATATACTCATCTATAAATTTAGTTTTACTTATTTTGCAATTAATTTGGTAGTTTAATACTTGTCCATTCTGAACAGCTGACTGCTTATCTTCAAAAGTAGCAGGAGCAGTGTTAAATAAATCATCTGTAGATAAAAAAGGTTCAGCTAATGCAGAATAACGCCATTCAGCTTGTTTTCTAACTAATTTAGGTACTATTTTACTTCTACCTTTTTTAGCGTTAATTACTTGATTCCCTTCTAACACATCTAACCACCTATCTACAGCAGCAGTGTGTAACGTATGTGCGGGTTTAGCCGCTGAGTAATCTTGTTTTAAATCAAGTAAACTAGGAGGATTTTTCCAATCCACCAATTCTGCAGACTCAGATTCAGTAATATCTTTTAATCCAGGAGAAACAATAGCCATTAAACAATTTTAGTTACAATATTTGGATAAGCAGCAGGATTATCTACCATAAAATTATTTATTTTATACACTCTCAACCCGTCTATAGTAGAGTGGTACTTCATTTGGTTTTTAAATACATGGGTGTCTACTGCCCCGTCATATATAACACAATATATACTTTTTTCTTTAGCTACATTAGTTACAAAGTGTCTCCATACTTCTGCAAAATTAAATTTGTCTCTTATTTGCTTACCTATAAATACACCTATTACTAAAGACCCGTCTAAATCTACACTATAAGCATGTATTAACGAAGCTTGTCCTTTTTGCAGATATCTACATTTACCAGATGCTATCGGCATATGCTGTAACTTTCTAAATCACTAAAATTAAGATTAATAGTTGCAGTATCAGCAATTACATCTTTAAGTTCTTTTAGTGTTATATCTTTTTTACTTAAAAGTGCATCTACATCTACTAAATCAAAATTAATGTTAAACATCTCAGAAAGCCAACCAAATAACATAACTAATTCTAAACTATCATATTCCGCACTAGGTAGTACAGCGTTAATATCTACAACTGGTTCTGCAATTTTTTCATTAGTGAGAATATGATTAAACACGCACATAAACTCATCATCTGAATATGTAAAAGTAGAACTACTAGTATCGGACATATTTAATAAGACCACATAGTAGGTCTAGGATGACTATCTTCAGAGAGTGTATCTATATGTATAAAACGTTTTGCATGTAATCCTCTCTGTGATATTCCAACTCCACTTATACCATGCTTTCTGGCTATATCTACAAACCTTAGTGCATCAGCTCCAGCAATGACAATATCTGCCGCCTTCCCACCGCTAGTTCTTGGAACATGGGGGCCTGTAGAACCTGTTGAAGACACATTAGAATTATGTTTTACACAACGTACTCCACTACTAATCTTAAGAGGTCTATTCATATCCTCTCTTATATTCTGTAATATATCCATAAAGTCCATATCCATAGAATCTTCACCGCATCCGCAATGACACATCATTTCATCTACAGAAAAGTTCTTCGTAATCATCATAGCTATTCCTCCTATAATTAGCCCATTGAATTGTCGTCTAGTTCCAATCCACATGGGATTAGTAAATCGGACTACTTGCCCGACTTGCCCAATGATTCTTTTAGCAATTTAACTAACTTATCATCTACATCTGAGTCAGTCTTCTTTGCCAAGGTTTCTAACAATAGAATAATAACTTTTTCTATCACGCCAGAATTACCTAGCATTGAAAAAGCCATACTCTTTACTACTCCTGCAATTATAAATGGCATACTATCTCCTTATATTAATAACTGTCTTTCTGTTAAATTCTTTTATTTTTTCTTCTTCTTCTTTTTCTTCTTAGGTGGACGACCTAATTGATCTCCGTATGTCCCTGCACCTTGTGGCATATTAACACTCCTTATTTCTGTATGGCGTTATTGGCTCTACACACTGCCAGATTGAATATTCACTAGGATACGTATCTACCCAGTGTCCTAACCTATTACTACTAACTGCACTACATCCCGATAATATTAAAATTAACAGTAAAACTTTCATTCTTTTGCAGTTAAACTTTTTAAGTCTTCACTGTTTTGTTTAACTTGAAATTTAATAACTTTAACATCTCCACTAAGTTCTGAGACATTCACCAGAAGCCACGTAATTGAAGCAACTACTAAACTACCTAATACTAATAAAATGTTGTTGACGGACATATGGTGCTCCATTAGTGAACTAAACGACCTACGTTAATACGAATATCTGTTAATGTTGCTTCTACATCTTTCATTTGGCCTTCAAAATTTTCTTCTGCCATGTGAAGATGTTTAATATGTAATTTATTATCTCTGGCTAGTTTTTCAACATCCATAACCGTACTGAACAACCACCCTACAGTTGCCAATAAAGCTGCTACTGCAAGTGGAGTAAATGTTTTTACAAGAGCATGTTCTGTAACTGCTTGTATAGCATTGTTACCATTTCCATTTGCCATCAGAAATTAGAGCTTAATGTTTTATTTTTTTGTTTATCGGTCTGTTTTGCACGTTCAAAATCTTCTAATTTAAGATTCCTTTTTAGTTTAGATTTTGCCGTTTGTTTACGAGATTTACGATGTAGCTCTTTTAAACGATCTGCTTCTTCTGTTTCTTTTTTCCACTTATCTATAATATAATGATCATCCGAATCAGGTTCAAAATCAAAAAACAAATTCTTAAACTGTGTAAATAGGCCCATTATAGCTCTCCTTTTTTTAATTTATATCTTCCTTTGCTTGCTTCCATCTCTTCTTCATGTTCATGATCTTTTTTCTCCCTAAACCAATAATCGGTACTTTTAGCAAGAACAGCAACGTATGCTCCACAGAGGATATTAACCAAGTCACGGCTTGATTCTTTAACTTCCGAATAGAACAGTAAATAGAGTAAAACCAAGAACGTAATTGCGTTGGCAATTGAAATGACAAATCGTGCCCAAAAGTTAAGAAGTTTCCTGTTTTCAAGTGGACTACCTGCTCCCCCTAATAACGTATGATGCACTCGTTTCATTCATTCAGATTTGCCACTTATAAATCCTGCAATTATACCTACAGTTCCAGTTAAGGCAGATTGCAAAAGACCATGAGTTGATTCGCTCACCTGTTTACCTTCTGCTAATGCTATGTAGCTCTCCATACCAACAATACAGATCAGTATTACGATTAAACCCGATGCCAATAATAAAACGATTTTAGATTTCATCTTTTTTGCCCACAAGCGATCTGAGCGTTATTCTGGATTCCGTAATGCTTCTTGTTCAGCTTGTAATTTTGCCCATGCTTCTCGTTCAGCTTGAAATTTTGCCCATGCAGTTTTGACTTCATCTGTCCATTCTGCTTCTGCTTTGTCTTTCACCTCTTGATACTCGTCTTTTGCAAGAGTCATGTCTGGTGAAAGCACTCTGCGATGAAACCCACCTGAGTCAGTAATCTCTCTTATCTGAAGATGTTTATAGTCTGTTACTACTTCTATTTTATTTAATTTCATTTAAGCTACCTCATACATAATTGAAAATGCCATTTCTCCATTTGCATCACTAAAACTAATAGCTCCAGAAGATTTATTAAACCCAAAATTTGAAGCACTACTCCCAACTCTACATAATATACTGTCATCAACAGTATTATAATTACAAACTCCTGCACCTTGCCAACCTGTTTCATACAATCGGGGTGCAAACGGTAATCCTGAGAAAGAAGTTCTTGCTGTTGCTACAGAATCCCAGTTGAAATAACCATTGACATAGACAATTTTCCCTATTTTGACATAATATCCTGAACTTCTATCTATATTATTAGTTGATGGAACCCATGTCCCTTCCTCATAATCCAGTTCAGTCTCACCGATGAGACCTGACTTCGATCCTGCTGACGAAATAAATCCTGACATTTGTTTTCTCCTTTTTAAGCGTTGTTCTGGTCAATGTAGGTACATGTTATATCAGCAATATAACTTGCATTTGTGCTAACCACGTTCAACGATTGAGCCGCACTACCAGCTTGAGCCGCCCTTGCTGCTTGTGTATTTGAACTTGGTTCATAACCATTAAAAGAAAACTTGTCATTCCACACAAATGTTGACCGAACTGCTGGATCACGAATATACATTAAATTTATTGTTTCTCCTGAAGCTCCTGCCGATGAATCATATCCTGTCAAATACACAGTAAAATCTTCTCCAGTTGGCGCACCAACAAAATATAAACTAATACTTAATACAGTGTAAATATGATGTTGCACACCTGTGATTAATGTTTTTGCCGAATTTGCTACATCTTCAAGTAAAATAGTGTGTAGCGTTTCTGTCCCTGCTGATGTATCTAGTGCCATTTATCCTCCCATTACCCATGATTGATGAGTGGAGTTTCGAAAAGCCTCCGCTCGTTGTGTGATTTTACCTGTAGTTGATGTTTCCAAATCTTTGCCTGTTGCAACTGTAACTTTTGTCGCACCAGCACTTCCAAGAGTGATTGTGCTACTCGATTCGGACATTCCAGTTACATTGTTAAGTTTAAGTACCGCCATAGTTTATTCCGGTTTAGGGTTATCAGTTTTGACCTTCGAAATGGCCTTGTACCAGTTGCCAGATTTCGTACCTTTTCCGGCAGTCATATCGTGAAACAGGAGATCGAGTTGTTCTTTCAATTCTGGAAATTGTTCGGCTCTGTCTCTTTGATATTTGTTGTCTGTCCAATCGGCTTCAAGCTCAACTATTTTGGCATCAATATCTGCTTTAGATATTACTGCTGTTCCAGCATTCCAATCTATAGTGTTATAATCCTCACCATGAATATTAACTTGAGCATCTGGATTTATTGCTATTATTGCTTCTATTGATCCTATTTTTTTTATCATAACAACCTCCATTTTCTGTAAGTAAGCCGTACCCCTTTGCCGTCCACGCTGTTTGTAGTATCAACACCAAATCCATAGTTTCCAGCTTGCTGATAAATCATCCCTATTAAACGAACATAGTAAGTAGAGCTTGCTGACACACCCCAATCAGTAAGTGTTTGGATTTTATGAGACACTTGTTCGCCACCATATCTATCATTCATAACAGCACCAGCACCTCCAAACGTATGGCGTCCAGATCTCCACAAGGTTGTCAAAGTCCCAGAAAGACCACTCCCATCAACTGACGATGAACGTTGCAAACCATAACCTATATAACCTGACCCAGATGAGTGACAATAAACTACGCCGTAATCACAAATAAATTCAAGAAGATCTGCCGTGTTTGCCCCAGTTGTTACTGTCACATAATTAGTACCAGATATATTAAGTTCATCTTGTGGCTGAGTAGAAGTAGATGTTGCAGTTGGGTAATAAAATTCGTCAAAATCTTCTAGTACATATTTACCATGCACTCCTGTTGCTATAGTAGCACCTGTACTAATAGTTCCTGCCGTCACAGTCCCAAGACTTGTCATTCCAGACAACCCTGCACCTCCTGTCACCGTTGATGCAATCACAGGTTCAGCAGAAGATGTCTGAGTTGCTAGTGATTTGCCGTTTAATTCT